AAAGCCAACCGCCAAGCCTAAGCGCAAATACGTACGCAAGCAACCTGTACAAGTAGTTGTACCAGTACCGCCAGTGCCCGCTAACCTGCCAACTGAGATCATCGAGTCGCCAGAAGTTCGCGCACCACTCATCACTCCGCACAACGAGCCTAGCCTGTGGGAGCGTATCAAGTACTGGCTTGCCATCAAATGAAAGGCGGTAAGAAGCCAGCTCCGCGTGTTGATGCTTACTTGTTTGCCAAGACTTGGAAGATGTTCGAGATGGATAAGCAGTTATCAGCACACGAGTTGGTGGAAATCTTAGAAGTATCCAAACGTACCGCTTGGCTATGGCTACGTACGCTCCACGAGATGCGTTGCATCCACATAGTCGGGTGGTACAAAGATACTATAGGTAGGGATCAAACCCCGATCTATGCAAATGGTGATGGGTTTGACAAACCTAAATCAAAGCGCACACCACAAGACCGCAAGCGCAAGTACTACGAAAAGAAAGCCAGACTGGCAAGGGAGAAAGCAAATGAACGACCAAATTACGGAGCTTAAGAGGAAGTGCTGGGACAATCAGACCGAGCGGCTGGACGTAGAGAAGCTCGCCAAGTTACTTCTGGAAGATGTTATGTCTATCTGCGAAGACCTTGGTGACAAGGGTATGGATGGTCATTACTGTGTCGATGCGATTGCAAAAAAGTATCAGATGCATCAGTGGAGTACGTAATGAACCGCCCCGACTCACCCTGCATTGCTGTATGCACAACGCTGTATGACGAAGTGTGCAAGGGCTGCGGTCGCACGTTCATGGAGGTGGCTAACTGGCCCTTTATGGATGAACAAGAGCGCGAGGTTGTGTGGCAGAGGATTGAGACAGAAGCCACAGCTTGGCGATATACAAAATACAAGGAGAGAACATGAAAACAGTACTGAAACCTAAGACCGAGTGGGGTAGCTGGAAAGAAGAGCTAGTCGTTGCGGCGAAGCGCACTTTCAAACCAATGGAGGGCAGCTACCACCCCCACGAATTGAGCGCTCCCGCTACACGACCCGGCGCCGATGACCACATGCAGTACCCGAGCCGTAACGGTAACACGTTGACGTATCGAGACGGTCGAACAGAAAGGGTGAACAAGTGAAATGCCCTGTGTGTGAAACTTGGACAATAGTGAAAGAAACTCGCGCGCGAGTTGATGGGTCCAAGCGGCGGTCTTATGAGTGCGCGAATGAACATCGGTTTCGGACGTCTGAGACGGTCACTGCGGTTAAAGACGACACGCGCTACGTTAAATTTGTTAGGGTAAACCATGAGAAAACGCAGTAAGTACCGCCCCAAAGGCGTTAGGTTAAACACTCTAAGTTATGTAGTGGAGAGCATGACCCCTGTGGGGCAGTGCGGCGGGGCGTTAGTGGACATGCAAGTGAAGAACCACTCTGCACTGACTGAGTTGACCCAAGGGCGAGCGACCAAGGATGACATCTCAGTGCTTATAGCTGCCGTAAACATGACGGAAGCCCTGTGCCGCCGTGGGTTTGGGCAGGAGTATAACGACATCATTCGAGACGGCTTGACCGCCTTACGTGCTGTTGGTGGCAGGGGGCTTGCCTCGGGCCGGTACATACTGAAAGCTGCTGAGATGCAGGCGATGAATGAGGTAATGCAGTTGCATGACGCTCAACTTGAAGTGATAACTATAAAAGATATGGAGTTGGCAATAGCCGACGTGTATGAAGAAGTGCGTAACAAACGGGCTACACCCATAAAGGAGATCACATGACGACAGTTAAACAGGAGATGGATAAGACGGACAAGATGGTTCGGCGGGTACGGGCGGGGGCGACGCCACCGCAAGACGATACCCCCAAAAAAGAACCTATCGACTGGCGCGAAGAATTTAAAGACGAGTGGGATTATCACGGTATCATTTACACAATCGGCAAGACGCTGGCTTGGGTGCTGGTTTTGTCGGTTATGTTTGGTGTTATTTACGGCAGTCTTATTACGGAGCAGATATGAGAACATACGAACGAACCCCAGAAGAGCTTGCTTCTGCAGCACGTAAGGTAGAACTTGTGCTGAACATAGCTGGTAACGGTAACGAACAGATCAATGTTCTTGCAATCGCGCTATCTAACGCAGTCGTAGAACAAAGCCTAGACATGACTAGTGTAATAAACGGGCTTACTACGATATATCTTGATATGGACGAACGTTTCAGATCAACGGAGGACGATGATGATGATTACTGAAGCAGAACGGGAGTTAGACTTGCAACTAGGAGACATGATTCGTGAAAACAACGTACTCAAACAACGGCTCGAAGCAGCAGTCACAGAAGCACTGCGACTCCGACATAAACTCGAGCACATTTACGCCCTCAGCCAACTGGCCCTTTCCGAAGACGTTACCGAACGAGAAAGAAATCCAGCGCCGATTACGCACGCAGACAAAGCGGCGTATTGAAGATACAGAAGAAGCACCATTTTAAGGAGAGTGACATGGACGGATTTAATGGCACGAGCGCCGACGACTTACAGTACGGCGGTACGCACTACAAAGACATGACCATACAGCCATGGACTGTTATGGAAGCGGTGCTGACACCACAAGAGTTCATTGGCTTTTTGAAGGGAAACATCATAAAATACAGTCTGCGCCAAGGGAAGAAAGACAGTCCTGACGCTGACAAAGCCAAACACTACATGCAGAAGCTCGAAGAGTTTGAAAACAACTTGATGTGGAACACTAAGAAGTAAACTTTTTAATACGGGCGTACTAGCCTTGTAGATGTGACTGTACGCTTACGCGACAAGTTTTTAAGTGGACTTGTCGACACCTTAAACAGGTGCGGCGGGCGCCTGACGAATCTACTACCCACCACTTATTTACTTGATGAAAGAACACAATGGATATTTTGACTCTAGACTTTGAGACGTATTACGACAAAGACTTTTCTTTGTCAAAGATGCAAACAGATGCTTATGTTAACGACCCGCGCTTCGAGATTGTGGGCGTTAGTATTCTGAAAAACGACGAGCCAGAAGCAACGTGGTTTAGCGGTACGCATGAAGATACACTCGCGTGGATGCACGCGAACTACGACTGGGAAAACTCAGCTGTACGCTGCCACAACACGCTGTTTGATGGGTACATCATGACGCAACGCTGTGGTATCAAGCCGAAGTTGTGGATGGATACGCTCGGGCAAGGTCGCATGTTGTTGCCTTATCTGACATCGCACTCACTCGCTAACCTAGCTAAGCAGTTCAACCTACCCGCGAAGGGTACAGCAGTTACCCGTGCTATGGGTAAGCGCCGCTTGGACTTTAATCCCATGGAATTAGCGGAGTATGAAGAGTACTGTAAGCATGACACGTGGCTGTGTCGTGAGCTTGGCAAGCGGTTCGATCCGTTCACCCCGGCGCTAGAGTTAAAGCTGATCGACATGACTATACGTATGTTCACTGAGCCTACGCTGGTAGGTGATGAGATCAAGATGGAGCAGCTCTACAAAGACGAGGTTGTTCGTAAGGACGCCCTGCTGGCTTTAGCAGAAACAAACCGTGAGATTATTATGTCGAACGACAAGTTCGCCGAGCGACTACTTGAGCTAGGGGTTTCTCCGCCACGCAAGCAAAGTAAGGCGAACCCAGAAAAGCTGACCTACGCGTTTGCCAAGTCAGATAAAGCGTTCACTGATTTACTAGACCACGAAGACAGCGATGTTCAAGCACTCGTCGCCGCGCGGCTTGGCGTAAAGACTACCATTGCTGAGACTCGTGCGCTTAAGTTTCTGGAGACCGCGAAACGAGGACCGCTTCCTGTGTACCTCAACTTCTGGGGTGCTAAGACTACAGGGCGATACTCCGGCGGCAACTCGATCAACTGGCAGAACATCCCTGCGCGTGGTCCATCGGCTGGTCTACGTGACGCGCTTCAAGCCCCTGCTGGGCACACGGTGTTGGTAGGTGACTCATCGAATATCGAGCTTCGCACTGTGATGGCGTTAGCTGGTCAGGACGACGTGCTAGAGAAACTGCGTAATGGTGTCGACTTGTACTGTGACTTCGCTAGCCAGTTGTTCGGACGCGAGATTACCAAGAAAGACAAGGGCGAGCGGTTCCTCGGCAAGACCGCCATGCTGGGTCTACAGTATGGTGCTGGGGCGATGCGGTTCATGGACATGGTACGGCTAGCCAAACGCCAAGACCCGACTGTCGAACTTATAGATGAAGACCGCGCTCATACTATTGTGGACTTGTACAGGCTTGTGCACCACAAAGTGGTGGATTTATGGCGTCGGTGCCATGACGTGATCCTGCCTGATATTGCTAACGATTGTTCGCTCATTAACGTGGATGTAAATGGGTGGTTTATCACCCAGAACGATGGCTTTGGCAGACCGGGCGAGCCCGGAGTCATGTACCACGACTTACAGACAGACGGCAAAGAGTGGACGTATTTGATGGGGAAACAACGGGTTCGTATCTTTGGGCCAAAAATTGTAGAAAATTTATCCCAACATGCTGCAATGCGGATCGTTATGTGGCAAACTGCTCGTATCAATCAGCGCTACCCAGTTAAGCTATCCGTCCATGACGAGGCTGTCTGTGTGGTGCGTAACGACGAACTTACTGAAGCCCGTGCTTACATGGAAGAGTGTTTATCTATGACGCCACCTTGGTGCCGTAGCATACCCGTTGCGTGTGAGACAGGCGTTGGTCCTTCATATGGAGATGCTAAGTGACCCAACCTATGCCGCTGTCTTTCAGCAGACTATCTACATTCGAGCAATGCCAAGCGCAGTTTGATTACTTGTACGTATCCAAGCGGGTACAGAACTCTAGTAACGATGCGTCTGAGTATGGCAATCGAGTACACGAGCTACTGGAAGCTAAAGGTAAAGGTGAGCTAGACGAAGCGACGCTATCCATAGAGGGGCAACAAACGCTAAGCAAGTGGGGGCACATAGTCGACAAGATTCTTGCGCGTGACGGCACGAAGTACTTCGAGTACCAGATGGCTGTTAGCCGCGCGCTAGAACCTGTTGATTGGTTTGCAAAAGATGTATGGCTTCGATCCATTGCTGACGTGCTTGTAGTTGATGGCGACACAGCGTATTGCTTAGACTACAAAACAGGCAAGGTGAAAGACAATCCGACCCAGTTGCAGTTGTTCGCAGCTATGGTTATGTGGCATTTCCCAGAAGTAAACACGGTGAAGACTTCATTCATCTGGCTTAAGTTTGACGAAGTTACAAACTCAAAATACGAACGACGGTTTCTTAGCTCGCTTTGGCGCGCACTGGAACCACGGTTCGACAAGGTACAGGAAGTTATAGACATGGGTGTATTCAAAGCCACGCCGTCTGGGCTATGCCCATGGTGTCCGGCTAAACATATATGCCCTGACGCACGACTAAAAGGTAGAAGATGAAAAACGAAGGCGATGTCAAAAAGATTGTTAAAGAAACCCTCAAGAGTTCTCCAGTTTGCTGGTGGTTTATGCCTCCTGCCAACGGCTATGGGCGCTCTGGTATCCCTGATTTTATTGGCTGTGTTAACGGCTATATGTTCGCTATTGAGACTAAGTTTGGTCGGGGCACTACGACTGCTAACCAAGATCGAGAAATCGCCGCGTTAAGTCAGGCAGGGGCGCAAGTTTGGATTGTCCGTGAGACAAGCGTTGACGTATGGGAAACAGAATTTAAGGCGTGGATAGCACTATGCTCGTAATACCAGAGAAACGTAAGATCATTATTAACAGCACGGAGAACGATGCTGTAGCTAGTGTGATGCCGCACGCGAAGAAGTTTACTCACAACGGCGATAGCATGGTCGCTCTGCCTTATGGGGTCGACGAAGCAAGAGTACTAAAGAACTTAGGTTTCAATGTACCAGCTCCAATTACGCAGTACTACAACTGGCCCGCTCGGTTTACGCCGATGGAACATCAGAAAGAAACCGCTGCATTTTTGACGACTCATAAACGTGCGCTATGTCTGAACGCTCCGGGCACAGGTAAATCCATTAGCTCGATTTGGGCGGCTGACTTTTTGCTGGAAGAAGGCGTGGCCAAGAAAGTTCTCATCATCGCGCCCCTATCTACGGTGAAGGTCGTTTGGGGGCGTGAGCTTAAGCATCACTTGCCGCACAGGTCGTTTGTTATCTGCACAGGGACTAGGGAAAAGCGCTTGCGCTTGTTGGAGACACCGGGCGTACAGTACGTCATCATCAACCACGATGGCTTCACTAACATGCAGGCGGATTTAACTGGCTTTGATGTGGTCATATACGACGAAGCTACAGCGCTTAAGACACCGGGTAGTCAACGGTATAAGATATTTTCTCGCTGGATGCAGGCGCATCAGCCGTGGTTGTGGATGCTGACGGGTACACCTATATCCCAAACACCAGCCGATGCGTGGACACTGGCAAGACTTGTTGACTCACCGATGTGCCCTAAGAGCTTTACTACGTTCAAAGACTTGGTGATGCAGAAAGTGACGACGTTTAAGTGGATACCAAGACCTGATGCGCTAGAGACTTGTAAGCGAGTACTTCAGCCATCTATTCGGTTTTCTTTGGATGAGTGCAAAGACCTGCCAGATACTAACTTCGTTGGGCGCAAGACATCGCTTACTAAACAGCAGGAGAAGGCGTTCAAAGAGATGCAAGACAAGGCGGTTACAGTTTTTGCAGGAGGAGAAGTGACAGCAGCTAACACGGCTGTTATGCTCGGCAAACTCTTACAGATTTGTTGCGGAGTTGTCTATGGGGAAGATACTACTATTGCAATAGATGCCAGTGAGCGGTATAATACACTTACTGAGTTACTTACTGAGATCGGCGACAAAGCGATCATATTTGTACCGCTGAAAGGCGTGCAGCACTGGCTGGTAACTAAGCTTATTGCTGACGGCTTTGATGTAGCAATGGTAAACGGTGACACAAGTAAGAAAGACAGAGATCAGATATTTAATGACTTTCAGTACACAGACAAGCCGAAGATTCTGCTAGCGCACCCCAAGGTTGCGGCGCATGGTTTGACGCTTACGAGAGCTAAAGATATTATTTGGTTTGCTCCAATTTATTCACTTGAGATGTATGAGCAGGCTAACGCTAGGATTCGCCGGTTGACAACAACGGGCAAAACGTCTGTGTGGCACATCTGGGCCACCAGCTTCGAGGCAGAGTTATACCGCCGACTCCGCGCGAAGCAAAGTACACTGGCGGAGTTTTTGAGTTTGGTGCGTGGCATCAACAGTGACGAGCAATAAACGAGGTGACTTAATGAATTACAACGAAGCAACAGAAAAGTACCTGCGGGTACGAAAAGAAATAGACGATCTTGAGAAAGCACACAAAGCAGAAAAAGCCAAGATGATGGAAAAGCTGCTGATGCTGGAAAGTTGGATCACTGCTAAGGCACAAGAGGATGGGCTTCAGACAATCAAGACGCCATTTGGTACTGGCTACTGGTCAACCCACCACACTGCCACCGTTGCCTCAAGAGAAGAGTTTTTTAGTTTCTGTAAAGAAAATGATGCGTGGGATATGGTCGAGTCACGCGCGTCAAAGCTAGGAGTCAAGAGTTACATCGAAGCTACTGGCGCACCTCCACCGGGGGTAAATTTCTCATCGACTCGTGTATTTAATCTTCGTAAAACTCAAAACAAGGAGTAACCTAATGAGTAACGTAGCAACAGTCCCAGCGCACATTGCAGCGCGTATCGCAGCCCGTCAACAGGCAGGCACTAAGTCCGCTATCACAGCCGCTATTGTGGGTGAGGGCGGGGTAAGTATTCCACGTATCAGCATTCGTGCTGGTCGTTATCGCTTGAATGAAGACGGTGTCGAGACAACCGTAGGTGTGACGCTAGACACAATCATCGTGGGCGCGAACAATCGCGTATCCAAAGTTTTCTATGCTAAAGCATTTGACGCATCAGCCGAAAACGTGCGCCCTGATTGCTGGAGTAATGACGGCCTGAAACCAGACAGCTCCGTAGCCTCCCCCGTGCATTCCTCTTGCGCAGATTGCCCGAACAACGTTCTGGGCTCTAAAATCCTGCCATCTGGCTTCAAGTCTAAGGTGTGCGCTGACCAACGCCACTTGGCTGTGGTAGCGGCAGCGGACCCCAGTAAGGTGTACAGCCTGACCGTGCCGCCGTCTGGTATGACAGGGCTGCGTGAGTACTTTAAAGACCTAAGCAACTACGGCATTGCACCAGAAGAAGTAGTAACTGAGTTGGGCTTTGACGATCAAGCAAGCTACCCCAAAATTACTTTTAAGCAAAAAGGTTACGTGCCAGAGAAAGCTATCTCCCGCGTAGACAATTTGTTACTGAGCGATAGTGTCAAAATCGCAACACGGCAAATGGCCCCTACTAAAGCGGGACCGGCGTTATCAGCTCCTAGCACCGCTAGTGCCATGTTGTCTCATGTTGACTCATCTGGACCCACAGCTGACGAAGCATATGGGGAAGAAGAACCTATCCAAGCAAAATCTGTGCAAGCTAAACCTATGGTTTCCCCTGTGAAGGCATCGGATGAATTAGCTGCTAAGATCGACAGCCTCTTCGACGAGTAATAGAATAGGCGTTAGCATACGCCCCGGCTGGTCCGGGGTTTTTCATCTAGGGGCATGTTTTGGATACAAAGAACTTTCTTACTCGCATATTCGCCCAGACAGACGAGCTAGTTATCTGCACACATAGACCTGATTCAACAGGTAGAGACCAACGCGGTATCTTCTGGAACCGAGGGTCGTTCGCAGATATTGACGATGCTGTAGCCGCGATACAGACTTGGGACGCGGAACCCAACACCACGGTGTATTACACGGTCGGCGCCTTTGCCAACCACGCGTACATGGATGGTGACAAAACAAAGTGGACACGAACACAAGCAAACGCGACGTGGTTTAAAGCCCTCGCACTGGATTTAGACATCGGTGCCGACAAGCCATATGCAACACAGTCGGACGGCTGGAAGGTGCTTAGTAAAGCGTTGGGTGACATTGGCATGCCGGGGCCGATGGTCGTGTCTTCTGGCAACGGGATTCACTGCTATTGGCCGCTTACAGCCGCCATCACTAAAGAGGAGTGGATTGAGACTTCCATGGCGCTACGACTGGCGCTTGAAGAGCACGGTGTCGAGATAGATACCAGTAAAATTCACGATCCTTCTATGGTGCTTCGCCCAGTGGGTTCTCACCACAAAAAGCAAATACCATACAAGGTTGTCGAGTGCAAGCGGGATTGTCCTGATTACGAAGTTGACTCACTTAGGCAAGTACTAAGCAACTGGGTAGGCAAAGCCATAGCGAAAGCGAAAGCATCGAGGCCAGCAGGGGGGCGTAAGAAGTCTTCCATCATAGACGCGGTGCTTAACTCAAACAACGTACGCATCGAGGAAGTTGGCAAGCGCTGTAATCAAATTGGTAAGCTGATTGAATCAGGTGGCGTGCTGGACGCCGCTGGTCGCAAAGTGGAAGAGCCTCTATGGCGCTTGTCTATGGGAGTGGCTAAGCATGCTACGGACGTTCAAGCAGCGGTCATTATGCTCGCTGGTAAACACGAAGAGTTCGATCTCGACGCTAGCTTAAGTAAAATTGACGGCTGGCATGGTACTGGTCCTACGACCTGCTTAAAATTTGAGCAGTTATGTCCGAGCGGTTGTGATAGTTGTCCGTACCGTGGCAAGCTGACGAGCCCAGCGCAGCTATCTGTTGTGACCGAGACAGAGATTGTTGACGAAGAAGGCGTCGCCAAAGAGTACACCCTGCCTAGAAATTACGTGTTGCAGAACGGGCAGATATACATCGAGAAGAAAACCGAAGTGACGACCACCGACGTTAACGGTAACGATGTAGCGCAGGAGCTGATCGAGCATGAGTTGGTCAGCCCATACGAGATGCACATCACTGGCGTCTACCATGACCCAGTTAGTAGTAAGTCAGCGTTTAAATTGATTATTAAATACCCCATGTCTGGGTGGGTTGAGCAAGAACACGAGATGCCAGTGCTGGCAAGCATTGGTAAGGACTTCTCTACGTTCTTATTGAACCGGCAGGTATACATAAAAAACGTGGGGGCACAGGAGAAACTGAGGAGTTACCTAATGGACTACTTAACAATGGTGCAACAGCAGACACCAACAGGATTGGATTTCACTAGCTTTGGCTGGCAAAAAGACGGCTCGTTCTTGTGCGGCGAAATTTTATTGGGCTCTGACACAACCGATATGCGCTTGCGTGGTAACGCGGCGATCTATGGCCCCCTGCTCGAACGCAAGGGTTCTCGGGATGAGTGGGTACGCGCTATGGCACTACTCAACAACCCCGGCTCAGAAAACATCCGTGCCTGTACGCTTATCGCTGCCGGTGGGCTGATTGGTTTCGTGGGCGGTAACTCTACGGGTGTAGTGTCTATCTATTCGACCGAATCATCCACAGGCAAGTCCTTGTCGCTTATCGCTGCAAACAGCTTAGTTGGTAGGCCGAAGGCATTGTTCTTGGCGAAGAACGACACACAGAACGCCCTATATAACCTGCGTGGAATGTACAACCACCTACCTGCATGTATTGATGAGGTGACAACTGGCAAGGACGATGATCTTGTGGATATGACCTATATCCTAAGTCAGGGTCGTGAGAAGATTTCCATGACCAAAGACCGCACCCTGCGTGAACCAGTGACATGGAATAGCGTTACGTTCATGACCACTAACATCTCGATTCATCAGAAGTACGAGTTCGCGCAAGCTGGTTCTGACCCGCTAAAGGCACGGTGCTTGGAACTTCCTCAGCACGACCGGGTGTTCGTCTCGGTGATGGGGGACAACGACTATGTAGCGCGAGAGTTCTTTGATCTGGTGATGAACAACCATGGCTGGGCAATGCCAGAGCTAGCGCAGATTATTATCGACAAGGGTGGGCCACAAGATGTGTGGAAGTGGGCGGAATCATCTTTCAATAAAACGTTCGGCTTTGAGTTTGAGCCGCAAGAACGGTTCCACAGGAGCAACATTATTTCTGCATGGGGGATGGGGCGTATTGGGGAGGCATTGGGGTTATTCCCGTTCGACATTAAAGGCACGATTGATTTCTTGCTGAGCCATATTACCCGTGCACGGAAAGACGCCAAAGAAAATAAGATCGACGTGTTCGACATCATCGGTCAGTTCTTATCTGAGCACAACGACCAGCTTGTACAGTGTCGGGAGAAGTACGGATCGGGCGTAGAACAGGTGACTATGCCAGCACCGGAAAAGGCTGTAGCCCGCATCAAAATATCGTACGACGACAATACAGATGTGATGCCCGGTAGCATGGCTGCAATCAACAGAGAAAAGCTTCGTATGTGGCTAAAAGCCCGTAATGACGGAATGGATCGTATTGAGCGTGAATTAGAAGACGCCAACGCGCTAATCCGTAAGAGCGAACGCATTACAATGTTCAAGGGCTGTCCTAAGACGGCTCCGGGGCAGGCAAAGGCAATCATCGTAAGCCTGAATCACCCCCGTTTCGCAGAGACTGTAACTAGCAAAAAGGCGCAAAGTAAAACCACTTTAGCCGTACTACAAGGATCAACAGCAGCATGAGTATTGAAGCAATCGAGTTATGGCATAAGAGAGCGCGGCCAGAACCATCTTTTGAGGATTTCAACGTGCAGCTGGGCTGCCACTTCGAGGAGATCACAGAAATGCTAATCGCTCTAACAGGCGAAGACGGCATCACCAACAACAAGCTGAGCGAAATGCGTATGTTTATGATGAGCCTAGCAGAGGGGTTTAAGTCCGGCAGGTTTAAGGCCTACGCATCCAACCGTCGGGAGTTTTTAGACGCCCTAGCAGACCAAGTCGTTACAGCTGTCGGTGTTGGTTATTGCGACAAGATGCAGATAACAGAAGCTGTGAAACAGGTTAACGAAAGCAACTGGAGTAAGTTCGACTATAAGGGCTATCCGATTTTCAACGAAAATGGCAAAATAGCGAAAGGGCCGACGTACAAGCAGCCCGAACTAGACGGCCTTTACTGAGGAACTACTATGCCACGTGACTATAAAAAAGAGTACGCCAATTATCAGGGTAAACCCGAACAGATCGCCAATCGGGCAAAGCGCAACGCGGCGCGTGCTGAAATGGAAAAGAAGGGCGTAGTGAGCAAAGGGGATGGTAAGGACGTAGACCACAAGACCCCTATCGCTAAGGGTGGTGGTAACGGCAACGGCAACTTGCGTGCCGTGCCTAAATCGAAGAACCGCTCTTTCGCCCGTACGAAATCTGCGGGAATGAAGTAATTACTTTTTTGGCTTAGCCTTCGACTTGTCGTGGGCTACCATCTTCTTAGCAGCTTTTACAGGCACGCCAATCTTCTTAGCGAAAGCTGGGTCGTGCGCAGCAGCCCGCATAGTGCGGGCTTGTTTCTCTGATTTGAACGGCATAGCTTACTTCTTAGAAGTAGACTTCTTGCCTTCGTACTTCTTTTCCATGGCGGCGTAGGCTTTCTTGCCGCCTGCCATCTTCATCTCTTTGGCTTCCATGGCTTTGGACTCGCCTTTGCCGAACGGGTTCTCACGCTTGGCTTTGTTGGTTGCGGTACGGGCACCGCGCTTTGGCATATCGCGCATATTAAGTCCTTTGTTGAGGTTGCATTAACCGGTCTAGTTTTTCATCTAGTCGGTCTAGTCTATCTAGAACGCGGTTAATATCCGCGTGTACTTCCACTTTCGTGACGTACTCTTTTGCCATCTCCTCGCGCGTGCGGTTGAGAAGAATAGTAACTCGCTTTAGCTCGCCAGTCTTTTCATGCAATACCCACCCAACCACGCCGATAAGCAGAGAAAGGATTAGGTTCCAAAACATAATGTCCATGACTCAAGCTTTCCTATAAGATTTCGTTTTGGCAGCGATAGCCTTGGGCTGCTTAACAAACTGCTTACCTGCCTTGTTACCGGCGGCCTTGGCGGCGTTTGTAGCTTTCTTTTCGGCGGGGCTTAGGGCATCCCACGCCCTAGCTGGAAGGTAGCGCTTTTTGCCCTCGGAAGGTTTGCCATCAGAAGTCTTCCAGTCTTGGGCTGTCCACTGCTTAAGGGATTTCTGCGAGGGTTTCACGACTTGTAGCCCCCGCCATTAGCTTTGTACTCTTTGGCAAGCATCTGGGCTTTGCGAGCTGACCACTCGCCGGGGTCACCGCCCTTGCCGCCTGCCTTGATTTTCTCAAACAGAGCTTTACGCATGCTTGGCTTAGTGTAGTTACCAGCGGCGTTTACCGTAGATTTTTTAGAAGCAGCTTTCATCACCACTTCACCTTATCCGCCCAGTAGGCTGCTGACATTTTGCCTTTAGAGATGTTCGCGCTGTGGCGTGCTTTGAAGCTCTTGCGCTTCGCCTTCATTGCTTCGGACTCTCCGCTCTTGGGAGCGCCTGCTGTGCTAGCACCTTGTTCGCCAAAGCGAATGGTCTTTACTTGGTCACCGGATTTAGCCACGACGACGTGTGACTTCTTAGGATGACTTGGCGTAGCTTTAGGCTTGTTGAAGCCGGATACGCCTGCTCTGGCGAGGCGCGGGTCTTTGGTGGGCATAATTCCTCCTGAGCAAAGGTAGTACTATTTTAGCGGCTTTACTAATGCACCGGCAACACATTTATTAGATAATAATGCCATGAAATACGCTATACGCATGGTAGATAGCTCAGACCCACAAATAAACTTTGTTTTAGCTGGGCTGCAGTATGCCTGCCTGCCGGGGGATAGGGCGTTTCCTATGGACAAGGGCTGGTGGCACATAGCCTATACAGAGAGCGGTGTACCGGTTGCCTTCTCTGGCATGGTGCCGTCTAGGCGGTGGACAGACTGTGTGTATTTGTGTAGAGCGGGTGTCCTACTAGAACACCAAGGTAATGGCTTGCAAAAAAGACTCATTCGCGCTAGAGTCGCCAAAGCACGCGCGCTAGGCTATAAGTGGGCGGTCACTGACACGTATGATAACCCCGCTTCAGCAAACAGCCTCATAGCGAATAACTTTAAACTGTTTAAACCAAGCGACCCATGGGCAGGTAGTGGGTCATTGTTCTGGCTAAGAAAACTTTAGAATGCCTTTTAAAGACCCCAAAGAACGCAAAGCTAAACAAAAAGAGTACTCCGCTAAGTACTATGCCCAAAACAGAGAGAAGACAATAAACCGTGTCAAAGCGGTAAACCGCCGTAACAAAGAAAAATGGAATAAGTTCAAGTCCACTTTATCATGCATCGTATGCGGGTTCAGCCACCCCGCCGTAATAGATTTCCACCACATAGACCCCGAGACAAAAACCGACAACGTCCACCGATTAGTCCAGCGTGGCAGGTATGCTGCGGCTTATGAAGAGCTTAAAAAGTGTGCGACGTTGTGCGCCAACTGCCACCGCATCCACCACTACAACGAGTGGGCAGAGACGCGCATCAAACGCCGAAGGGCAAAAAAGAAAAAGGGCCCCGGTGGGGGCCCATGAGTTACTCTTCTTGACCTACTGCTTTACGCATTTCTTCGTACATCTGGGCGTAGAGCTCTTGCAGGCGGGAGTCCAGCTCTTCGTAGTCGTCATAACCCCTTCTTGCAAATTCACGTTTATAGCGGTTAATCTCAGCCTTGAACTCACGCTTGATCTTCTTGGCAGCTTCAGTGTTATAAAACCGTGATTCGTCCTTATTGAACTCATACACAGACAGACCGAAGAACCTAGCCATAAATAAGGCATCTTTAGCTTTGCCGGTTGGCCCAGTAGCGCCGTTCAGGTAGTCAGCACCCTTGCCCCACAACTCTAGTTGCATACCGGTAGGCTTATTGATACCGCCAATACGCGTGAGAGAAGGCGTGAGTTCGTTCCATACTGCCGCGCTACCCTTTACAACCTTATCCCAGTCGCTATCGGCAACGTTGTATAAGTCCTTGCCAGTAAATGGGTCCTTGCCTTGCAGCATAATAGTCGCCAGCGAGATATAGGGTCCGTTAGGGTTAATAGCTCCGGGTATCCAGTCTTGGTCGAACAGGCGCGACTTGCTTGGCGACGGGTCCAGCAACGACATAATCGGCACTGACTTGCCCAAGTTGAAGTACACGGGATTGTCGTCGTCCCCCATAAACGGTACACGCATATACTTGTAGGGGCCTAAGCCATAAAGCGAACGTTCCCGTACTTGCTCAGGACCCATCTTGCGCATCTCGTCATCGTCGTCGCCCATCATAGCGCCCATCAGAGAAATAGCGCCCATCATGTTCACCATCGCCCAAGGGCGGGTAATAGCCAAGCGCCCCAGCACGGGGGTAATCGCGTACGCCCACGAGATAAATGGCAGGAATGACTGCCGAGCTGCACGTACCATTCGAGCGTCGATGTCGTAGTCTAAGAACATCTTACGAGCCGCCAAACCAGCTTCTTGAAGCTCTGCATCACCGAGCTTACCGTTCTTTTCTTGTAGGTTCCCGGCTACGTTCATAAACGCAGCTAAGCGGAAAACGTTATCACCAGCAGCGTATAGCTCCGTCATAAAAGAGTCTGTCGCCTTGCCAGCACGAAGTGCCTTAATTGCGAAGTCAGACATAGCCTTCTCGTGCTTGCCCAACGCAGTCAACCTAGTAAGCATAGACGGGTTGTTATCAGGCCCAATCTGTTTCGCTAAAGAGTCGGCGATAAAACGCTTTGCTTCTGAGTTTGTGAACTGCCCAAGAACTGCACCGGAGCTATAGAACGCCTTCATAATAGCGCGCTGCTCTTTGGTGAGCGACTCTGGAGACACCTCAAACTTACTAAACATCACAGCGGCGTCTGCTACTGTTTTATGCGAAATCCCATGCAGCAACATCATGGAGTAGTTAGTCAGGATGTTATTCGCGTGCGTTGCTGGCGTAAAGATAGTCTTTGACTTCTTAAACGTTGTCATCAAAGTGGCAAGCGCATTGCTATTGAACAGGGGAGAACGGTCGTTCATGTCCAGCAAATTGCTCCACACGGGACCAGAGATTAACTTGCCGTTAAGAACGCCATATCCTTCCTCGGGCAGGCGGACCCAGACCCCGTCACGCATTGCTTTGTTGCGAATAGACGTTATCTTAGCCTCGGGCTTAGAGGCATCAAGTACTTTAGCTTCGGTTAACCCACGCCCTTCAAATACTGAGTTAACTTCATCGATGCTGTTAAACACTACTGAGCTTGCAGTCTTAGCGCCGTTCTCGTCACCGAAAGTATCTAGGCTTTCTACATAGTTCTTAGCAGCGTAGTTTTTAGACAGGCCAGCAACGGTGTTCATCAGCGCTGATGTCATCTGTGTCAACACTTCTTCACGAACCGCCAGAGGTACCGTCTTGTCCTGTAAAGATTTAGCCATCTTACGAACGTCTACGGGGTTAGCAGCGCGACTGATAAAGTTAAAGCTGTTTCCCGTTGCGCGCGTTGCTTTATCCAAGAACCACACCCTGCTTTGGTCGACGTCAAGGCCGGGGTACTGCGCCAGTTTAGACTTGCTGATAAACCCATAAGGCACCTTTTGTAGGGTACCGTCAGTCAGTTCGATGTTTTCCATCACCTGATACATAGGCTCGTTGGAATCCAGCACGCCATTGGTTAAGTTGAGGTAGTCTTTAAATGCATCGAGGGAAGTCTCTGTGCGGCGCTCAGTCTTAAACAGTTTGCCCACCTTGTCGATACCGAACGCCTTTTTAGCGACTTCGTTAATCTGTGACGGCGTCAACAGAATTTCAGACAGTTTACGATTTTCAAACAGCTTACGGTCAGACGCAGGAAGCGAAGCAACGTACTTCTTTATGTGCACGTTTAGGTTGTCAGCAACTAGCCGTAGAGATACATCGTCACCTTTATTAGTCAGTGCGTTCTTATCCCCGTCGAGATACGCCCAGATACGCTCAGCTTGCGCTGGGTTCTTGTACATGTAGTGCGCCAAACGCTCCGCTTCCAGCAAGCTGGTCTGGGATTGCTGCTTAAAGTAATCCGCAATCTTCTTCAGGCCTTCGCTAAAACCGAACTTAGAGTTTATGCCGCGCAAATACACTTCAAGGCCCGGTAAATGCTTGCGTATAAATTTGACGCTGTTGTCCGCTGCGCGTTTAACCTGCGCTTCCCGCGTACCCCCTGCTCCAAAACCTGCGTACTCGAACATAGTGCGAGTTAAGTTAAGCGCCAATCCGGGGCTATCCTTATAGGCTCCCAAGGAGGGAAACCCGCCAGTATCTTCAGGGACCTCTTCTTTGGCGGACTGGACTTCAGCCTTAAGTATATTTGCATTTGTTGCATCGTACTCGCCGTTGTTTCCGATAGACGACTTAACCCCTGCTGGGTTAAACACAACGTACTCTGTGCCGCCGTCATCGTACTCTAGGATTACACCGTCGTACCCCTTCTCAGTCAGGAACGAAGAAAAAGCATCAGCTGCCTTGCGGCCACCGCGACGGATACGCTCTTTGTCCTCAATCGTTGCGTAGTAGGGCTTCTCGATACGAGCGTACAAGGGCATCAGGACTTTATTACCGCCACCACGACGTACCTTCTGGCTAGCGTATTCCCCAGCAACAAACTCACTGTCAGTCAAATACACACCAGTGCCGAGCCAGCCGCTATCTTTGCGGTCTGGATGGTCTAAGTCAAACTGAACAATGTCAGCGTTCGTGCCATGGTACAGGACAGCAGGGGCGCCATCTTGGTCACGCACTACCGATTTGCCGAACCAGCGGGCAAAGGCTTCTGAAGTCCGGCCAGTAACCTTGAGAATATTCCCAGTCCCTTTACCTGTCGTCTCAACACCAGCAGCTTGGTCGAGCAAGGAGAACGTATTCTGCATGACATCTGTAGCCAGCGAACGCTTGCCGCCCAAGAAGCGAACAACAATAGCTTCCACCAACTGAATGATGTCGTTAGCCCAAGTACGGAACAGGTTAGGTGTATTAGACTCAATACCCTGCAGTGCGCGACGGAAATCGTTAAGGGTATTCCCGTAAGAAACAAGTTCTAGCGCAGCGTCGAGATCATTGCCTTTGTCTAGCAGGGTCTTAATAACTTTCTGAACCTCTGCAGCTTTGGGGCCCAGAGTCTTGGTGTCGTACGCAGCGACACGACGTGCGGCGGCGATTAAGTTTTTGACTTCTTTAGCTGTGGGGTTCTTATACACAAACTCCTGCAAGGCGCCATGGAGTGCTTCGTGTAGGACGACCTCTTTGCTAGCAGTGGGAGATATAGTTATCGTTCGGTTCTTGGGGTCGTACTGGGACTTCCCCTCGGCGAATACGATATTAATGTTTTTATTCTTAAGGGCTATCTTAGTAGCAGTGGCCAGCATCTTCTCGTACGGCGTGCCAACTTGGCGCAGGTAGTTCATAACCCCGAAGATACCGTCTTGCTCTGTACCATTGCCGAACGTAGCCCAGCCTTCTGTAGCTGCTATGACTAACTGTGGCGTAGCGCCCTTGGCGGCGGCTTCTTTAGACTGGCGAGTGTCTTTATTACTAACATCCAAAAAGTCTATCTGCGCCAAGAACGACTCACGCTTAGCAGCAGCCCATGCACGAGACAACGTAATATCAGCCTTTGCAGCATCTGGGTCAGAACGGCGCTCTTTCTGGGCGCGGTCTTTTACGAACCGAACAATAGTCTCAACGTCTTTAGCGTTTCCACCAACCGCCTCCCCGAGCTTAGCCAAAGCCACACGAACCTGCACAGCGGCACGCTTTGCGTTTTCAACACGAGCTTCAGGCTTAGATTCCTCTGTGCCGCGTTTAAGCTTTTCGTCGGACCGGACTAAATTTAGGTTACTGAAACGCTCATAAGCGTTGGCGAACTCAGTTGCGGCCTTAGCGATCTGGGCTACCTTAGCACCATACTTTTCTGTAGCGGCAACGTCAGTAGCGGCTTTCCCTTCTTGGCGAACAACGGGCCTAGACTTAGGGTTAATGATTACATTGCGGATAGCCGCATATACTTGCTTGGGGTAAGAAGGACGCCCCGGCGCTTTTTTGACGTCAGATTTAATTACCGCATTAAGCACGCGAGTGCCAGCGGTCGGTGCGTCGTTGTCAAGAGAATCAAGAATAGCTTGAATCTCGGCGTCTTGCGCGGCGGCTTCTTTATCAGTTATTGGCGTCTCTGGCTCCGCGTCAGCTACATCTGCTTCGGCGGTAAGCGCGGTATCGGTCTCGGTCTCCACAAAAAGGTCCCCCGCCGCTTGGTCGGCGGCAGGGGTAACAGCGCCCGCAGGCGCCGCAGGAGAACCTAGCTCAGGAGCAGGCATACGCGCAGAAGCAGTGTCGGCAATCCGCTGGCGAATTGCTCGTAAGGCTTGACGTTCGCTATCTGTTTGGGCAAGCGCTAATGTAGCGTTAAGTTGTTTGATCTGGCGGCGTTCCGCAGTGCTTAGAGCATCAGGTTGGTCTAGCAGAGTCTGGATTTGCGCGTCGCTTGCGGCGGTGTCCTCTACTACGGGGGCTGGCGTCGTAGCACTAGGTGCTACCTCTTGGGCGGCTACATCGGCTACATCTGGGGCCACCCGGCCCATTGGGGCAGTGGGGAGAGTGTTACGGGCTTGAATCTGTTCGGGCGTAGCTTGTTGCTGGGTGGAAACCTGCCCAGCTGGCTTAACGCCGCCGCGTGGGCCGATCATTTCTCGCTGCTGCGCGAGACCACCGAACGCCTGCATCTGCAGACGGCTTACTGCGTCCTTTGTGCTTTGGGCTATCTTTGGGTCGGCTAACAGGCGCGTGAATAACACACCGATATTCTGCTGTTGCGCAGGGTCAGCCATATCCTTGCCGAGCAGTTGACGGTAGTACGGTGACCGCGCGGTTAGCCCTGTACCTTTAAGTAAGTCTGCAGTGAGGCGCGTGTCGAACTCAGTTGTCTGCACCTGCTCTGTAGCGGGAATACGCGAACGTACACCAGCAGCTAAGTTACGCAAGCGCTGAGCTTCTGTAGTAGATGCTTCGTCACCCACTGCCTCTAAAGCTACAGCCTGTTCGTCATATACACGGGCTTCGGCGAGTAACTGCTCTGCCTCCATGTCAGCTGTCTGCTTTGGAGCATAAATACGCGAACGTACACCGGCAGCTAAGTTACGTAAACGCTGGGCTTCCGTGGCAGACGCTTCGTCGCCCGCTGCCTCTAGCGGTATAGCTTGTTCGTCGTACGCACGGGCTTCAGCAAGTAACTTCTCTGCCTCCATGTCAGAGATACGGGTGGCGTCAGTATCGGCAGCTTGGGTTTCCGCCGCACTAGTAGTACCTAGTAAATCGGTCTCTTCTTCAGCACGGGTAGTATCTGGCTGTTGGCCAAAGCCAACTAGCGTACCCTGTGTTCCTCTTGGCTGGTAAGCTAAGTCTGGCAACGGAGCGACTTTGCGCTTTTCTACGCCTTCTACAGTGAGGTCAACTTCTTGGTCGGGCGCCGCTTCTTGCGTGCTAGATGTTAACGTATCAGTGTCTACGATGGTTCCGTCTGGGAACACAGTGACGGTTGGCTCTCGGGTCCCTGCAAAAGCGGCGGCGCCGCCTCGAATTGCACCACCACCTAAAAACGCTTTAGCCCCGGCAACGGCGTACTCATTTTCAGCCTCTTCTCCGGTAACAGGTTTATACGCGCCTACACGCTCAAGAGCTGTTTGGGGTAGTTCAGTAACTGTTTCTTCGACGGCGCCACGAAGCCCTTGCTTACCTAAGTTAGCAGCATAGCTCTTTCCAGCTTCCCTAGCCAGTTCACGGGTCCCCTTGCTCAGGACAATATCAGCCACGCGTTCGGCGCCGCCTAGACGTTCTAAGAGCGCGATGGGTATTGTTACAGCAAGAGCTAAATCCTTGTCGTCGATACCTTGGGCCCGTTGTTCTTGACGGATACCACCGTAAGTCTGTGCTCCAATAGGCAAAAGACCGCCTACAAAACCACCTATAGTCTGTCCAACAGCAACACCGGGTGGGCCAAACGGAACACCCAATAGCCCACCAACAACTCGTCCGCCAAGAACGGTACCAGCAGCGGTAAGGCCAACTTGCGGAACAATCTCACCAACAGCCTCTCGTGCTGTTGTGATAGGCCTAGATTTAACATCTTCCCATGACTGAATCTGGCTTGGGTTAGCTTGGATTATCTCCTCGCCGTATTGCTCTACACCAGAGCCAGCACGTTCAAGACCGACATCTCTAAGGGTAGACCCTAGCCCAGAGACAAACTGGCCCGCGCCGCGCCTAATGTCGGAGACAAAACCCGGATCATTAACCGGGACCTGTTCCTCCTCTTGTCTGGCTATCCCTAGAGCTAAGCCAAAACTTTCAGGGTCTATCCGGGTGATACCTTTAAAGTATTCCATCTCTATCCTTGCTTATGGAGCGTAAGTCGTTGGATTCGTGGTAAGCCCACCAGAGCCCCCTAGACCCATAGGTGGACGCGGCCTAAAGCTTGCTGGCGGCGGTACAGTTTCAGCGCCTAGCCCTTTTGCTGGTGGCGCGGGCGGTGGAATGTATGGTACACCAGCTTGCTCTGCAAGGGCGCGGACATGCGCCTCTGTCACATTTTCAATCTTACGCAACTTAGCTAAAGCTTCAGAAACAGCCGCGCCTCCCCTTTTACCTGCGGCTCTAAGGTCGTCTGTCATGGTCTTCGCTCGCGCGCGATTCTGAGAGCTGTTAAGAGCGCCAGCCATGGCATTTCGCGCAGCTTGCATTTTTTCAGCGGGCGTACCGACCATCGTATCGCCTTTAAACATACTGGCGATAACCTCTAGTTCAGCCTTAAGCAACGGATCATCCCCGGCCTTAATCCCGCCCAGAGCTTTTTTCTCTGTGTCAGACAGCTCGTATCCAAGGTTCTCCAGCGCTTTGATTTGACCGGCAAGCGTTTTGCTCTGCGCGTCTCGCGCTGCGACTTCGAGTCTCGAGATTTCTACACCAAGACGCTGCCCAGACAATGTCAGCTCTTCTCTACGAACACCCATTTGCTCGGCAAATTGTGCTTTTTGTGTCTCAGCAGCGGCGGATCTAAGGTTGTTGTCGAACTGACGCTGGCTGAACTCAGACAATGCTTTCGGGTCCGTAAAGGCTCTGGCGCTAGCTTCTAGCTCGTCAAAACTTTTAAACGTTACAGGTTCCGTAGGGTCGCCGTTGTCTAGCACGCGGTTTACAATAATAGAGTCCTTTGGTCCCGGAGTCACACTTACTACTCTAGCGCCGTCTTTAACGTACTTATCATACAGTTTGCCAAACCCTTCTAGGCTTCTTGAAGAGAGAACCTCACCTAAATCCCGTGTGTACTGGGCATTTTCCGTTGCAATCGTCTCCCTGACTGTTTTATTACGGCTGTCAATAAGGGCGTTAGCTTCCGCCTGATAGCCCTTTGCGCGTAAAGCATTAACTTGATTCTGCGTAGCTACGTTGAAGTCCTCTTCAGTGAGGTTATTAAACCCACCGCGCTTTTCGGCTTGTTGCTTAATGTAATCAGAGGCAGCTTGCTCCGCTGCTGTAACTCCCGCGACGCGGTCTGCCTTAGTCTTTGCTTCGCCAATCTGGTAATCGGCAAGTTGACCCTGCTTTATGCCAAGTTGGTACTGCTGCTCTCCACGTCGCTGCTCAAGGGCGCGGGCTTCCAGCTTATCTGCTTCGTCAATCATACCTTCACGACGGTATATACGGGCTAGACCCTCCGACCGCAGGGGAGCAGCAGCTTGTCTCGCTTCCTCGCGCGAAGCATAGTTTATCGGCATCCCCGTTACACCACGAGGACCTTGCGCCATAGAGTAATCTGCTTGCGTTAGACCGGAGCGGCGCTGTAACTCTTCTAAAGCTGGGTTGTATTGCTGTTCAACCTGAGCAATAGCAGCTTCGTCTCCTGCAGCAGATTGCAAGGCTTGTTGTTTAAGACCTTGGACTTGCTGGATATTTTGCTGCAGTTCAGGGCCGTAAGCACCTTCAGTAACCTCGTACTTAGCCGACTCTTGGGCTAGACCTTGCTTACGGTCACGCTCCATCTTAGCATCTGCTATAGCCTCAAGACCCTTGCCAAGATTGCTCCAGTTTAAGCGCATGGTTCTACCTCAATCATTTCAATGCCGAGACCGGCGTAGTTAACAGCATCATACCCGTTAGGCATAACGATAACCATCTCTGGGAACTTCTTGCGAACATCATCAGACATAACGCCCAAGTATGTTGTACCGGGCTTGCCGATGTATTCAAACTCGTAAAGCGGCAGCATGGTACGCTCATCACGCCCAACTTCTTTAATATTCATTTTTAGACGGCGGTCAGAAACACCGAACATACCAGCCTTAGACATAGCCGCCGCCCCCTGCATCAGCCCGCCAACATCCAGACCGTTGTCCTGAGCACTGTTGTACATACTGGTTTGCGAGTTCAAAATAGTGCCATAGGACTGACCGGCGTTTGACAGACCCTGTTGGTAATCTTGACCCGCTGCGCGGTATTGGGCCCCAGCGCCTGTACCTGCTTGAGTAGCACCTTGATAAGCGGCAACGGAGGCCCCAGCCAAGTTACGACCAAGGCCAACGGCGTCTAGTTTGCGGGCGTAGCCGAGTTGTTCTGCCTGAGAACGTGCGCCTGTTCTGGCACCAGCGGTCATTGCGGCCAGTCCCATAGCATTAGCGTTAGAAGCCGCTCCGAATGCGCCAGAGTTAGGGTTTACCCCACGCCGTGTGGCGGATCGCATAGAGGCACCTTGGGCGCTCTGGAAGGCGGCAGCAGCGTCAGCAGCAGCTTTACCAGCCATTTCTTCTTGATACGCGGCGGTGTTGAACTTTTCTGCGTCAGCTACTAGCCCAACCTCTAGCGGTCTAAATGTTTCTTTTTGGTAGTCGTAGTAGTCCTTAGCCTGCTCCATCTGTTGGCGCTGAGCCTCAGTCATGGCGGTGGCAAGACCGGTGAGCAGTGGTTTATTTTCGTCGTACTGGCGTTCAGCAAACTCAAGTTGCTTCTCGGCAATACGTTCCATGCCGCTGTAATCCGGTGGTGGAGGACTCGATTTACCGCCCATAACTTACTCCTTGCGTAGCCATCTGCATTTATCCGGCCACAGAACCATAAACTGCATATCGGCACCGGGGGCGCCGTCTTTCATTACAAACTCTTCTACAAGCCCCAAGTGCCGGTAGAACTTAACAAGATTCGGCTCGTTTGTAGGAACCATACCCGTTAACCTTTTTAGACCACAGAATCTGAATGCGTAATCGCAAACATGTTCAAACAGCGGGATAATCATTCGTGTGGTCTTAGCAATCGCAATGTGGCACGTAGCGTTCGCACCGTTGTAATTGTTTATGACTACACCAGCTATAACTTCGTTTTCGTGCACGACTCCTATAGCGTAAAAATCACCCCAACTCGCCCCTTGCCTAACCTGCCTAGCGACCCACTCGCCAACGCGCTGACTCTGGTTTAAGACAAGTTCTGCCATAAGCAGATTATGACTGATTATTTGTTACTACGCTAGCCCGGAAACACCGGTAATTCAGCCACAAAGTCCGTGTCAGATGGCATGGTACGACTCCCAGCAAAAACAGCATCAAGAATAGCAAACGCAGCATCCCAGCAATCACTACGCCAAAATTTATACGCAACGCCTTCAGAGTCGTACACTGGATGCCCAGACCCGGCGTAAGAGACAGCAGACAGGATGTTGTCGTACCCCTTTGCCTGAGCCGTGGTGTCTAAGTAGTTTTGCACAAGGGCCGTTTTGCGCCGAATCTGAACCTCCTCATAGACTTCTTGAGGCTTTGGAGTTACAGTGAACTGAATGTCTAACTCACCCTCTGGGACCGGCTCTATAGGCGTTGCAACCTCTAGCTCGGGGTCATGCGCAGGTGGGTTGTAGTTGGCAATGCGTTCCCCTTCCAGCACCTTCATAAAAGGGCTGAGCTTGCGCACGACTTCCTTAATCGAGCCGTCTGGGTTCAGAAACGCGTAGGGCATCAGGTAGGCATTGCCGCCTTAATTGCTTCGGGTGTAGAAGCGGAATCAATCGCCGTCTGAACAGCAGCGTACTTATCACGAACTACTTGGCGTTGTGCCTCAACAGCAGCGGCGTCTGTACCGGGCAATTGCTTCATAATCTGCTCATCCAATGGTGCAAACTCTTCTGCACGTTTGACACGGCGAACTTCGTGGGCAATGCCTTTGGCTTTATCTACGTTAATGGTAATCATGCTGAATACTCCCATGCGTTGCGGAATGTACGATCGGTGGGCACATCTGCCACATCGACAATCTTGTATGGCTTACCTGCTGGTACAGCCTTTAGCACCTGCTCTTCGGTTACACCGGGTGCGGGAACGATAACGGCAACACCGCCTTCGTCTGTTGGGTAAATTACTCGTTTGTTGTCCATGATGAACTCCTTTTAAAAAATGTTTAGCAAAATAGGGTGCTAAAACCCATCCTTTGGTTAGCTTACGAAGACTGCGACACAAACTCGTGACGGGTCTTGTGTGGCTCCTGATGATGATGTTCTAGCCGCAATACGAAGGGCTGTGGTCGTTGGTGTAGTGCCAAACTTAATTGCAATGTTAACGTCATCGTTTGTTCCTGAACGCTGGGGCATGCCTGTTACACAGTAGTCTGGGGAAGCCAGTGCGCTCGAAAAGTTAATTTGGTATTCACCAACACCAAGATCGCTAACAGACGATACGTTGTGTGAATTAAGAACATCACAGTTTCCTCCAACGTTTGTTGTACCATTAAATACAACCCACGCTGCTGCGCTGCCCCAAATGACCGATGTTGTTGCCTTTGTTAACGATCCCGCTCTGTTAGCAATGTTGTCTGCTTTTATTGTTGACATAATTTTTACTCCTGATTAACGGAAGATGGCTACGCCACAATCAGCAATATCAACAGAGGCGCCGCCGTTGTTACCATATGTGCCCGCCACTCTGACTGAAGACGTATTTTTACCTGTAGGCAAAGAACTCAAATTACCACCGCTGTTTTTAAGAGCTAATAAGCCGGGGATACTTGTTGCTGAAGAGTAAGTCATAGCTTGAGCAACAACAAGATAGTTTGTATCTGACATCGCAGTAGTAAAGTTAACCAGATAATCACCTTGAGCGTTGTCCGTAATACTCGACACGTTGCCACTCGCACGAATAGCCACAGTGCCAGTGCCATTGAAGTTCACCCATGCTTTACAGGTGTAAACCTCGACCCCGCTGGTGTTCTGTATTGTGTTTACTTTTAAAGTTGACATTTGTTTTCCTTATACGATTGTGACCGCACAGCCGGCAGACACGGTTAGCACGATACCAGATGCAATAGTAATAGGCCCTGCGGCCATAGAGTTAAACCCGGCAGGAGTTGTGTGATCTTCGGTGAGAGTTTGAGCAGAGTCATAAAATATACCCTTTTTCCCTAGACCGCCAGTGGGCTCGAAGTTTCCATCAGAATCCAGTGTAGCTACAAGAACAAAATCAACACCGTTGTTAGCGAAAAACTGTAGTGTCGTAGTGTCTAAATCAGTGACAATGAAGTTTGGGCTTGTAATGCCTTTTGCGTTATTTGCTGAGCCCGTAATGCTTATCGGCCAAGTTCCTGTAGCTCCGGTCCCATCCGCTTTGGGGGCGCCTATAGTGTTATAAGAAATAGTTCTTGCCGTACCACCGTTAAACGTCGTTCCAGAAGCCGCGCCAGACCCGCCGTTATTAAACGTAACCGACTGGTTTGTATTTACATTTATTGCAGCAGAACCGTCGAAAGATACGCCGTTAATATTGCGCGCAGTGGCTAGCTTAGTAGCAGTACCAGCGTTACCGGTGATGCCGCCAGAAACTTTTGAGCCAGCAATAGACGTTATCCACGCAGGGTCGGCGTAGGAGCCGGTAGTAACAACCCCGTTAGTAACGGTGCCAGCGTTACCAGAAATAGAAATCGCGTAAGTAGTAGCTAAGTCACCCCACGCGGCACCAGACCATTTTTGCCACTTGTTGTTGTTAGCACTCCACCGTACTGCGTTCGTCGGTAAGTTTGTAGGTGTTGTCGTAGCGTCAGAAAGCCCGAGCGTAAGATCGTCCAGACGTGCGTCAAGCTCACTAACAAAATTAGTGTAGGTACTTGCGAGAGCCGGTTTATTATGATCTGCCATGTTTAAAATCCTCGTACCTGATAACTTGCTTCGCCAGACACTTGCACGCCGGTGTTGTTAAACAGCAGTATGTCAAAGCTGAGTGGGTATGTTGTATCCACAAAATCGTAGATGGCAATTAGGGGCGTAGTTGACAGAGCCGTTACGGTAATAGAGTCTACATCAATAAAAATCTTTTCGCCACCACTTGTTCGGTTGTCGGTTAAGTAAACGGTAGTACCAGAGCTAGAGACCGTAACGGTGCCGGTCTGGGTTTTTAACTTCGTATCTAGCTTAACTTCCAAGTCTTCGAGGCGTAAAACATCAGAGTCGTCAGCTCCAGTCACTTCGATGAGAACCCGGACATACCTAAAATTAACTGCATACGCAGACGTTACATTGGGGAAAGTTTGGAGATTAGACGTAAACGCAGCGTCTAAAGCTGCCTGAATAGTTACTTGAGTCGTTGGAACGCTACCGTTATCTGCAACCGTCGTCGTGCGGTACGCCACGGTAATTTTCATCGCTGGCAAAATCGTCTCGGCGTCAAAGTCTTGGCGGAAAGACCCGGTTACCGCACCGGGCTGTATAAAAACTGGGTATCCAGCGGATACCTGTGCGGAAGGACCTGTCCAAGATCGGCTAGTAAAGTGGGTTTGCCACGTCTCCGATGTGTTTACCGGCAGTAAGAGCGTACCGTCGGCGTCGACAATCGCGTTAGTTTTTGTACCGAGGGTAAAGTTGGCGAGGAATCTATCTGCTAAAACGTAATCCGGCGGTTGTGAAACCGTAGCCACAACACTTGATGCCAAGCCATAGAACCCACCGGTATCCACAGCGGCCAGCCAGTAGGTGTAAGTCACCGTTGTTTGCGGTGCTTCAAATACAGTAGTGAAGCCGCCGTCTTTTTTACCTACAAGCTCAGCAGTCTCCCAAGTAGCGCCGCGTCGTAGCTCATAAGAGATGATGGGTAGCGACCCCGGTACGTTCCCCCACCGAAATAAAACATTGTTGTCAATAACTTGCGTAGTCAGATTAATAACTGAACCGGGGAGAACCTGAACATCTACTTCACGCGCAATACCTAGGTTACCAGCGGTATCTATGCTGCGGACAAAAAACTGTCGGTACGAGCCACTCCATCCGGTGACTTTAGTTCGATAGACCGTAGCGTATTGCTCAGACAATAAGTTATTAACAACGACACTATCTTGATAAACTTCGTACCGGTCAATAGGTAAGCTGCCTCCCGTGGTGTCTGTCCAGTTTAGTACGAGGTGTTCGCCGTTAAACTCAAAAGAAACCGTTGGGGCTGTTGGGGGCGTAACAGAAACAACTAGTTCAGTTGCAGAACTTTCATTTTTGCCGATGTCAATAGCAGTAATACGGAAATTTCTATCGCCAGACCAACTTACGCGAAAACGATGAGAGTTACCGGTGACAATATCAAACTGGACCCACAATCCGTCTAGTTGATACTCAATACGATACTGAGCCACAGCTATGTTGCTTGTTGGGCTGGGCCATGATAAGTCTACGTCAGCGCCCACGAAGGCATAAGACAGCGTAGTAGCTGAAGGACCGACAGAGGTAGGCGTGCCGTTTACGCTATTGTAGGGGCCTGCGAGTAGGTTATATGCAACGTCGCGTATCCAGTAATAGTATGTTGTACCCGGCGGGGGGAGGCTGTCTAAGAAAGTGTTTCCGCTTGTAGAGCCGATAAGCACTTTGACATCTAAATCGTTCGTGGTAGCCCGCCACACTTCGGTGTGGGCATACTGGTCAAAAGCGCTGGTGTCCCACGTCAGGGCTGTACCCGCAATGTCGTCAGTACCTACGACAAGCCCCGTGGGGGCTGGAGGAGCAGTATCAGATGTAATCCACGTGGGGATGGTAGCTTGAACCACCCCTAAAAGCTGCTCAGCGGTGTATTGTTTCCCGCCTATAGTTGTAAGGCCATCCTTAATTTTCAGAATACCTGTGTCAAGTAAGTCCTGAAAAGTAGGGGACGCATCGAGGGCTGAGCCACGCTGATTTAAGCGGACTTCTAACGCTTCTTTTATTGACGCTAGAAACTGCCTAAGCGCCGGACTCGTGTCAACCGGAAGCGAAGGGATCGAGACTGGTTTATACGTCATAGACCTTTAAGCTCCTGCGGGCTGTCAGCAACCTGCACGGAAAGCACCTCTGCGGACCCGGTCAATTCGACCTCTAGAAAGTTAGCCCTATACCCACTCGGCAGCCAAAAAATATCTTTACTAGTCACCGTTTGCGTATGTTTCAACACGTTGTCTGCGTATAGCCTAAAAGTCACTGGGTAAGTAACTGCAACAACTTGTGCGCAAGCGGGGTTTGTGGGAGAAGTAGTTTCTATCTTCCCGGACTTCCATGTATAGGCTAGAGGCGTACTAGTAGCGTGCCACTTAACAATCGTAGCGCCAGTTTTTAGATATAGGGCGTCTTGGATTAAATCAGAGTACCCAGCCGTTGCATAAAAGTCAAGCGTCGTAAACGCGCCTGTGCCTTGCGCAGGATCAAAAATAAACCCAGCTTGGGTTGTACCTGTGTTGTAGAAGCAGAAATAACGCCCGTCGTGGAAATATCCGTGCATACTGCTTGGGTTCAAATCCTGCCACTCGTCGCGGGAAAATAAGGGCGCAGTTAAATTAACCACTTGCCCGCTGCCAGACACCATCATAAGGCCATCGGGGGACGCGTACATAACGCCGCTGTCAGTAGCAGCAATAGAGCGTTTAGAGGAGCAAGCCTGCGGGGCTTCTAACTTGACGAGCGAGAGCGCGCTTGGGTCTGAACCCATCAACAAATAGGGGTGCCCGTTAGTTAAAATAACCGCACTTGTACCTATAGCCGCACCGCCGACAATAGGGTAGTCCACCGACATAGAGTACTTAGCTGGGTAAGCATAGGGGACGTAAGACTCAGACGGGTAAATATCATAGCCCTTAAAAACAAGCATGATACCGTTAGCCATCTGGGTGATACCGAACGCGCCGCTAGGAGGAGCGCTCCAGTCTACGGTTTCAATAGTTTCACCCAAATCTGTGCCCAGCTTCGAGTCGGCGTATGTACCCTGCGATATAGGAATTTCGTCCACTAGTTGGTAGTCTGTTGACAAGCTACCAGAAAGAGTTCTGTAAATGCGCTTAGCAGTGATATGCCCAGTGTAATCAGCAGGGGCCGTTGTGCCCAAGTTAGTTAGCGTAACAGTGCTGTCTAAAATGTGGGTGTCGATAAGGTTACTAGGGGCGCTAGGCGGGCCCTCATCTCCAGTAGCTGAAACGTATGTGTAAACGTAGACCCGAGTCTCTGTCAGGCTTTCCGTGTCGCCCTCAGTTGTCACCGCTGCGATAGGGGCTCCGACTGGGCTTGGGTAGCCAAGTTTTCTGGAACTTTGAGGGTAGTCACCTGTCCCAGTAGTAACAAGCGTACTATCAGTATATCGAGCGCCCAAGGTAGGGTGAGTAAAGTAAGTCTTCTCGGCAGCGTCACCGGAAATAGCGCCCTTGACGACGTTAACATCGGCTGTCCAATTCAACCAATACTGAGTGTCAGAGGTTTGAGACTGGCCAAATCTATAGATGGTAGACGTTGGGCCAGCAAGAGCGACAGTCGCTACGCTAAGGGGTGAGTTCCACGAAGCCAACGTACCTTTTAAAAGGCGGACGTTGTTAGCCGTCTGAGCCATCTCAGAAGAGAGTTTGTACGGGGAAAGCCTAGGGGCTATCCCTGAGAACTTTTTTAGCGACAGTACAGCCATAGTTACCCTTTTACACTAGCTACGCCGATTGTACTAGGTAAGCCCTTATGCTACTAGTCCCGGCAAATACACAGTTTTGCCGTCCTTTTTAGTGGCTGTCAGAACCTGCTTTTTGTTGTCGCCGGGGTTATAGCTGACGTGCACCCAGCCTGAATCGGGGATGCCGGGGGTATAAAACTCAAGTATTACTTGTCGGAACTTCATGTGGTCTACGATCCACTTAGCCAAGGCTGCATTGGCGATACCGGGGATTTCTATGTCGGCAGCCATGCCCTTGCAGTGATCCGAGGTCTTGGAGCCGCCAACTTTGGCGTTGACATCAGGGTGACGGAAGCCGGAATTCACCTTTACACCCATGCCGTAGTAGTCACGCACAGGCTGCAGAACGCACTCACACAGGGCTGTCAGGTTTGCAATCTCTTCCTCACCGGGGGTGTTGTCCATATCTAGGCGTAAGGCTGTATCGCTCTTTACCATCTCCGCTAGGCTGAAGTTCTTCGTTAGTTGCATTTCCAGTTTCCTTTAGTAACACCTCAATACAGGTCACGTCGTAAGCTCGCACATCAGGGTCAGCTTGCATTTTAGCAACGGCCTTGCGGTTGACTTCCTCGCACTCGTATAAGTATCTCTCGACGTAAGCTTGGTGAAAGCCACACGCCCCGTTCTGTAAGCAGACGAAGGCGACGGGTATCCACAACATTACTTCTTACCCTTCATGTCGATAATCTTCTCTAGCGTGCGACCGCCAAAGTAAAACGACATAATCAGCATGCCCCATTGCCCAAGCAGCTCGACGTAGGCAGGGTTCGCATCCTTACCGAAAGCTGACATGAAAGCAAAGGTGAAGTATCCCAGCAGGATGGCACACAGGGTCATGGGCCGGATGTTCTTAGACAGCCAGCTATCGCTCGCCATGTCCGCCTTCAGGCGGTCTGTCAGGTTGTTCTGCTCGGTCTCGTAGAGCTTGGTGTCATTAGCCATCTTGGCCAGCTCGCCCTCGTTTTGCATCTTGAGCAGCTCGGCTTGGGCCTTGGCCTTAGCTTCGGGGTCTGGGATGAGCTTGTCAATCAGCTTACCGCCGATGTCGAGTAGTCCTGCGATTGGTAGCATATCAGTCCTCGTTAATCTGGATTTTTGTTGCTTTTAGTGCCGACCATGATGCCCGACAACGCGCCGACAATAAACGTAGCGATTGGGTTAACCAGTTTGAAAAATTCCGCGTCATTTGGAGCTTGTCCTACCATCGGTTGGGTTACAAAAACAAGAGAATACAGCACCACGCCAACGATGCCAACTAGCGTCAACGCCATTGTGACGCCGACTACAAAGCGCAACCACTCATCAAGACTTGGTTTCATAGTGTTCAATCAGGTATTCAGTACAAGTGCCATCTGCTTCGCAGGCTGGCGGGTTACACTCTTTTGAGCGTTGATTCGCAGGGTCTTGACAGGGATACCGGTACTGGTCTGAACAGCCAGCGATTGCAAAGACCGCGCACATAGTTACTAACCCAGCACATAACAATAGAGCCCTCGTCATACCCCGTTTCGCTTCCATTCAATCGCCGTCGCAACCATGCCCCAGATTGCCCAGATACCTAGACCTAAAACAACTGCAAGCAGGCAGTACATCATCACGTCTTTACGGCGCTGGGCTTGGAAGATGATTTCGCGCTCGCGTTTGAGCTTAATCTGACGCTGCATTTGCATAAGCTCGTCAAAGGCTTGTGGCCCGTAACGTAACTTGACCATGCTCATAAGCTCAAGGTGTTGCTTACGCACAGCCTCACGGCGCTGAAGTTGCTCCATCGCCTCTTGCTCAACAGACTTGCCGCTGCCGATGCGTTTGAAAATGCTGGGTTTTTTGTTGTCTAGCGCGTTAAGTTCGCTGACTTTACCCATCCACGAGCCGATTTGGCCGAGGACATCCTCGACTTCGCGACCAGCCTCTACAAGTTTTTTAACAGTGTTAAAGGCAGCGGTTGCTGCCATGAAGAGGCTGATTGGGTCCATCAACTACCTATTCTGGGTTTTGCTCGGCAAAAGTGGCATCCTGTGGAGCGTTTGCTCTGGCTTCTTGCTGGATAGCTGAAATAAGCTGCGCTACGTCGTTGTATGGACGAGACGCCAAATAGCTCAGCACGGCGTTTACAAGGTTTGTGGTTAGAGTGATTTTATCCATATTGGTTGTCTGAGTAAAGAAAAGTTACGCCCAAGGGGCTGGTTGGTCTGTCACAGGCTTTGCAGTCACATCGATAGCACGTTGAATCTGAGCGTTCACATGTTCTTCATAACTATCTGTGACTTGAGACTGAATCCATGCTAACACATCTGCCTCTGTAAGCTGCTCGAAAGGAATGAACGGCCCAGATTCATCAGTGGGGTCTACAGTAAACGGCGTAGCGCCAGAGAAGAAACCAGTGTTGCCATCTGCATCCGTCCCATGTTTCTCCCAGTAGGTTTGAACAACCGCTTTAGGGTGGTTAGTGCTAACGTCCTGAACTTTTAGTCCAGTAACTTTCCATGTGTATGTAATAGTCATTTTTAGTTTCCTTTAGTTAAACAACAGTCCAAGCGCTACCGCTGGGGACTGTCACAGTTACCCCTGAGTTAATGGTGATTGGGCCAGCGGACATGCCGTTCTTGTTAGTGGTCAGGGTGTAGCTTGCCGTTATTGTTTGGTTGTTTTCGTAGATAACCCCACCAGCAGAGGCGCCCCCAAGCTCAGACGCCGAGACACCGTTAATCGTGTTAACGTTTAACGCGTTAAGAACAGACGTACTTGCTGGATTCGTATAGTAAGATGTGTTATTGCTATCGTAAAAGATAGGGGCGCGACTTGAACCGGGGCTCAGTGTGTAGCTTGTGTAAACCCTAAACTCATCGTTACCCCCTGCCGTGAAACCAATGACGTCGGCGCCGTAGCGGTACATCCCAGTATTTAGGTCAGCCGTCCACGTAAAGGAAGGACTAGCCGCTGAATCAGCATCAATACCTTGAAACCCACCATTAGTAGTAGATGTTGCGTTAAAGGTAGCAGCAACCGCTGTTCCAGCAAAGTTAGCAGATGTGCTTGTTGAAGCTGGATCTACATAATACGTAGTATTACTAGAATCATAGAAGATTGCAGAACGTAATGAACCGCTATATACCTGCCCACCCTCAGCGCCACCTTGTGCCATTAACACTAGTGGGTGATTAGAGTAAGTTCCAACTCTACCAACACCTTGACCAGTGTGTGAGTACATTGTGGTAATAATACCATCACTGTTACTAACAACATCAAGTCTAGCATGACTGCTGCCCACCAAATTCATTCTGGCGTTCCAGCCACCGTCGTTTGACGAAGCTACGTTACCCGCAAAAATATGGAGTAGTCTTGAACCGCTGTTTGGGTCAGCATAATAACTAGTATCGTTATAATCATAGAAAACAGGAGCCTGCATTGCTCCAGTCGCCTTAACGACTCCGTAATCACCGTCTAAACCTACTCTAGCAGTACCACCACCCGCAACATACAGACCCCACCCACTAAGAACCGTATTGATTCCATCATAGGCTGCATTCGAATGCGAGTAGCCAATACCGTACATATTGACAAGATCACCATCGCTAGGTTGGTAGCTTGAGCCAATTGTGTAAATTGGGTTTGTACGGTCGCTGTTGCCACTAACACTGTTGTAAGAACCAACAAGATACCCAGAGCTATGCGATGTGCGACCAATATTGCCGCTCATGTTTCCGCCAGCTAAGGGGAGTTTAGTGTTATCAGTAGCGCTACCCGCCGATGAAGCGTAGCCAGCGTTGTCAGCGTAACCCACTTGAACATCAGCGTGACTGCTATCACCATTGTACCCGTAGAGACGCCAATAACTGCCAGTCCAGTAGGTCTGAACACTGTAGTCACTATTATCATCACGGCGGTACAAACGAGTAACACCACGACTATTACGGCTATCGCTGTTCAGACTTGAGTTGTAAGTAGTTGTGACGTAGTTGCTGTGACTATGCCCCGGTAAAGCCGCATAGGTGCCTACGTTAGAAGAATCTACGACAGTGCGCCATGCTTGCCATGTGCCGTTGTTCCTTCCACGTAAAGCAATCTGACCAGAACGATAGTCACCAGCAATTTGATGTTGCCAAGAATCGCTGTAACGCTGTGAGTACAAGGCTCCATCTGTTGAATTGCCACTGAAGTTTGTAACACCTGCTGTGTAGTAACTAATGCCGTTGCTATTTATTGTGTCTGCGTTAACAGCGCTGTTGCTGCCAGTGTTCACAAAACCCCATCCATCAATCTGATCCGCCGAGCCTGCTGTAGTAGCATAATCAGCAGTAGATGCAGAACCCGCTGAGTCAGCGTATCCAGCAGAAATCTTTTGCCATGCTCCTAAGACACCGCCCTCTTCATAGCGAATAGTGATGTATGGGCTACTAACGTTTCGAGGGTACGCAATCTGCATACCATATGTGTTGTATGCGTAGTCATTACCAAGTCCAACAAGCTGACTGTAGTATTGAGTTGCGCTGTTTACACCAGGGCCGTTGGTTGCACCTTGGACATATCTCCAACCAAAATTTACAGTTGAGGCACCACCTTGAGCATCAAAGGAAGTCCGAGTACTATGGTTGTCACCCATGTTGTTAAACAACCGATGCTCGTCAGAAATACTATCAATGCTGTGATTATGGCTGTTATCCCCAACAACCGCTGGAATACTAACCGTCCAGTTCCCAGAGCCATCAACGGAAGCATTGCCTGAACCAGTTACATCACCTGTTAGGGTTACAGTGTTGGTTCTAGGGGTAGTCCACTTGTCGGCGTTAGGGTGGTAACCATCGTGGAACACGCGGCTACCAAGAACATACAGGTCTGTGTTAAAGTAAAACGCTGGACGATCCGTATAAATATGTGCCCAAGAGGTATTTGCAGGACCAAAGTCAATATAACCAGAGGGGCTTTGTACTCTGACACTATTCCAAGGGTTATTTGTTAGGTACCCAGTGCCTCCTCCCGGAAAAACGTTTGCGCTACTGTCGATAACTTTGGTCGTACTGTAGGTTAGACTATCGGCTGAAAAATCTCTTGTGCCAACGTAGTAACCATTAGAAGAGTTAACAAAGCCATTCCAAGCATTAATAAGTTTTGACTGGAGTCCGCCGCCGTTTATTACGCCATCGGCACCAAAACTCTGGACACCACCAATATAAACACCGTTTACAGTTGGATTGTTGTCACTGTAAGCCCAAGCGTTTCCATCTCCGTCAGGGTTTATAGGAATGTATTGACTGTGTGTATGGCCAGTCACAGCATACCTTCCATCAAGATCAACAGAGGCTAAACCAGTAACATGACCAAAGCCATCAAGAGTTACATCCTGAATAACAACACCGTTACTGTTATTTACGCTAGCCTGAGTAGAAGTATCTGCGTGACTTAACGTAATAGAAGTGTTTGTTGACTGGTTAGCCGTACCTAACTGCGCACCTCCAGTAAGACCACTGCCCGTGTTAACAGTTAAATTTCCGTTGCCGACACTAGGCTGAGACGCGGCAATAGTTAGGGTATCAGTGGCGCTGTCTGTAGTAACAGTTACGTTGCTGCCGCCGACAATAGTTAACGTGTCGTTGTTTGAATCGGCAACGATGGTGTTTTGCCCAGAGACCGCAATGTTTTTGAAGATGGCCTGAGACGAGCCACGGTCAGTGTTGGTCAGCGTAATCGAGGTAGCGCTAGCTTGGTTAGCTGTTCCTAGTTGCCCGCCGCCGGATAAGCCAGTGCTTGTGTTGACAGTGAAGGCGCCGTCGCCAACAGAAATTGCACTCGTGGAAGCGGCAGTTACACGACCCTTGGCGTCAACGGCCAAAGACGGAATAGCCGTAGACGAGCCATATGTTCCAGCCGTAACTCCACTATTAGCCAGTGTCGCGGCAGCCGTAACGTTCTGCGAACCATTAAAAGACGGGCTTGTGTATGTCACGTCGCCTGTCATGGCAATCGTGCGCCCAGTCTGCAAGTTACTAGCGGTAGTGGCGTTTCCGCTCAAGGCGGCGCTAATGGTACCAGCAGAAAAATTACCAGAGGCGTCACGGGCGACAATCGTAGAAGCCGTGTTCGCACTAGTAGCGTTAGAGGTAACTGTAAACGTCGAAGCAGTGGCTTGGTTAGCCGAGAAAGTCGCGCTTCCAGAAATGCCGGTGCCGGACGTATTAAGAGTCAGTGCGCCATCGCTAGCCGAAACGACGTTTTGCCATGAAGCAGTAGACCCGTCTGTTTGCAGATACTTTCCTGAGTTACTTGTTTGCGTCGGTAATAGGCTGTTTTTTACAGCCGTCGAAACAGTGCGAGTAGCCGAGATATGAACGTACTGGGGGTGGTCATCGTCCACTAGCCCGGAAAGATTGCCGTGGTCTGTAGCTGGATTCGCAGCTGGGTTAGCCGCGCTAAGCGACCGCAGATCAATCACATTGACAATGCGGGCGTGGGGGGTGTTAGTGTTTGAATCCGCGCAGTTGTACACTAACTTGTACAGGGGCCGAAACTCGACTGACGGAAAGTCTGGTAAGTTTAACGAGCTAAAGCTAGTCGCCTCAGCATCACCCTGACTATCCGCCTGACTCTGCCCAATGATTGCAACGACAGGGTACGTTAGGTTGTTAGTCGCCAGAATCCACGTAGTACCGTACTTATTGTTCGTTACGTCAGCGGTAGACCACACTCCGCCAGAAAGCAAGTTGTATTGTGGACGTGCAGTGCCTTGCTTAAGGGGGAAATTAGTAGGGGCGTCCAGAACCCAAGCGGTCCCTTGCAGATGCAGGACTGGAATCTTGGCTGGGAAAGCCAAATTCTGTTGCCAAGTATTAGCAGTTGGAGTAGCAGTTGACACAATGTCAACCTGCATGTCTTCGTCGAAGAACGTGCCGCCTTCTACCGCTAGCTGAGCATCGGCGTTTAAATTGCCAGTCCCGGTAGTAGTGTACCCACTGGCCGCGAAACCATTGGCGATAGCAGCGCCACGCGTGCGGTGCAAGTATTCGTGCGTCTGCCAGTCTAGGACAACCCCGTGGCGCTCGTCACCGAAATAAACAGCCGCGCCAGTAGTAGCGTTCCAGTAGACGTAAGCCGTAGGCGCGTCGCTGTCCCACGTAAAATATGTTGTCTTGGTAGACAGCACACCGGCGTCGCTGAAATAGATGTAGTGCAGCCCTGTGGTGTTAGGGATAACTACTGTTTGAGCCGACGTAAAGACATGCTTGTTGCCTTTACACCACACAGTAAACGACGCGCCTACGGGCGAGATACTAAACGTACGAGAAGCTGTTGTAAAGCTAATCGATGATTCAGTAATATCCTCGTGCCCAATAGGCTCGCCGCCTACCGTAGCTACTTCGGCTAAATTTGTAAAGTTCGCATCGACCTCCGCGTTGGTTAGCGGTGAGCCTTTGCCAGCACGGGTGACGATGTCGACCATTCAAACTTCTCCAATTAAGACACAGTAATTTGCCAAGTGATGCTCATCGCATCGTCTACGCCTTTGTTAACAACAGCGAATACAGTACGGCAAAGCATAACACCGCCGGTGGGGTCGTTAAACAAACCTGCTTCTGTAACCGCACCAGTACCAGTACCGGCTGGGAAATCGCCTACATAAGTAACCACAGCACCAGATGAAGTATCTGAAGTCAAAGCAACGCGGCCCAACTCGCTACCAAGGTTTGTGTCCCCTGCAGCGGCGGCTGATGTACCAGCACCGACAGCCATGTGGCTCATCTGAGTGGGCGTGCCAACCATCGCAGCAGCAATAAATTCTTTACCTGATGTAACCACCAAGTTCTTAATGTTTTGCTCTTGCTTAAGAGCACCGTTTTTATCAAAGACCTTAATCGCTACTGCGCCGGTCACCTTCAAGTTCTCTTGGAACATGATTTACTCCTATAAATATCGGGAGTCCCCGACGTAGTCTTCTGCGAAATAGGTCGGGTCGCAGTAACCCTGACTGACAAGCCCAAAACTTTCTGAAACAGAAAAAGCGTCAGATAGAACTGGACTAACCAATATGGTAGCATTATCGCTCAGTAGCGCAACGTTTGCTACTGTTCGTTCCCACACAAACGCAATGCCGTCCCCCGCGCCAAAGTTGTCGTTTAAGGCGAAAGCATCGTCGAAATAACGAACATAAACGAGCGTTGGGGTAACGATGTCGGTAATAAACGTCTCATCAGCAAGACCTTTACCAACGTCCAAAGCTGTACCATCTGGAACAGACAGCGTGTCTTGAAGCGGCTTTGAAAACTGATAGCTAGAGGCCTCCTCTGCCGTCACAGTGTCGTCTACTGGCTTACTCAGCTCAAACGTAGAGACTTCCGAAATAATAAAGCCGTCAGTGAGGGGCTTACTTAGGTCTAAAACCGGAGCGTCGGATAGAGACAGGCCGTCAGCTACTGGCTTTACAAACCCCTTTTCTGAGGTTTCAGTAACAGAAGTAGTATCAGAAAGAGGCTTCGTAGTCGAAAACGCAGTAGCGTCAGCTACCCATACCTCGTCAAAAGCGCGGCGCGCTACGTCAAGAGTGTCGCTATCCTGCAGAGTGAAACTATCTTGGGTAGGGCCTTTAGTAAAATCAAAAGCGGCGGAACTACCTAAAGCGACCGCGTCAGACAGCCCCTTTTGTGCTTGTACCGTTGAGAAATCGCTAGTAGTAAAGTTATCCGTAGCTGAGCGGCTAAAGCTCAACGAAGCTGAGTCTAAGGCAGAAACAGTATCAGTGCGCAGCTTAGCGAGCGTAAACTGCTTGCCTTCTACTACAGCCACAGCATCTACGACATACTTATACAGCCCCGTGTAGTCAATGGTAGCCGCAACAGCGAAGCTAATGTAATCAAGCTGCGCGGCAGGTACAGAATATGTAAGGTCGCCGCTTAGAAGCGTGTAATTTGTCTGCGCAACTGGAGATACAGCGGTGACGCCAGCTATAGGCGCAACAATAGATACACTCAGCCTCGGCTTTACAATCTGAGCGGAAGCGCTAGGGCTAACAATGGTTAGCCTAGTCGCCATTAGAAGTCCTCGCGAACTTTAAAGCGTAGGGTATCGTAGACTGTCTGGATTTGCCCGTCGCTAAACGTAATCTCAATCTCGCCTTCGTAGTCGCCAGCATCGCCAGCCAACATTTCTGGAGCAGAAGCTGGATAGAAAACGCAAACGCCATTAGGGCCGTCCGTGACCGTACCAGTAACAGTCGCAGTAAGCGTTGTAGCGCCTAACGCGCGGAACTTCAAAACAGGAGTAGCGCCTGTTAGTCCAATAGCAGACCCAGTCGTTTCGTCGGTCAGAGTGCAGACAATCGCAGGGCGGGTATCACCTTGGACTAGTTTGATCTTATCTACCATAACGCTTCCTTAAGCAGCCGGAGCCATCGTCACACTATGTTTGACACCGCGCATGTCGCGAATACGAGCGCGAGAGATGGCTTGCTCGTATTGTTTTTTGTTGTACTCAGCCATGCTTACGTCTGTCCAATCCTTACCGGGGATAACAGCTAGACGAGCAATAGTTCCGCAAATAATAGCGTCCGCCCATGTCTCGTAAATCCAATCTTCAACACCAGTGGCTGTACGGCTAGGCTTCAGAACACCGGTAAGGCGTAAGTGAACACGGGAGTCTGGAATAGGGAACAGGCGAATGGAATTATCGGAATGAATCCAGTAGTGAGTGGGGTTACCTCTGTCGTACCGCCGATCATTGGGGATCATGCGAATATCAGTATGCTGCAGCGCCATATTATCAACCACGACAGATGTCACTGCTTCTACAAAAACATCGGCGCTGAGGTCGTACTCAACGATGCCGGGGGCTGTAAAAATAGGATCAATATCATCGCGCCAAAGGTGCGTCTGCGCAAAGAAATCCGCTGCTGTAATAGCAAGGTAGGTTTTAACAGTGATGTCAGGGCAGCCCGGAATGTGGGGCTTCACCAATGGTAAGAAGTCATCCCACACTTTTGCCATTATGCAACTCCGGGTTGTGACGCTGCCTCGACCTGACCTTTACCAGTTAGTGCAGCTTGGAACGCCTGCAGGTGGGCTACGGCTCGCTGAGAATTACCTGCGTACTCTGCGTCTTTGCTGTAAGCACGATACAGAATGTAGTCAAGGATAGCGCCAGCGTAACTATCATCAACACTAATTGTGTCGGTAGTCAGTGGGTTTCCTAACTCAGCTTCTGTGAGAGAGTGACCTTGTGGTACAGATGAATACACAATCTCTAGCTCTGCCGTAACAGCCGCAGGAGGGTACACCAAAAATTCTTTGGGCAGCCGTGGGTCAAACATGTAGTGTTGGATAGTGGTAACTGGCGTGTCGCCGTACCATGTGCGGCGTTGGTCATCCAACATATTTCGGTTTGTTAGGCGGATCGCGCTTTTATCAGAAGCAGCAGCGACGTTACGCACAACATCGATCAAACGCAAGGCGCTAGAAAACACAGAAGTGACGTTTTGGCGAGGGCCTACCGCACAAGTAAAGGTGCCTGTCTGCGTATTTGCATCCGGGCGCAAATTGATAATGTCTCGATACGAATCATTCAGCCACAACTGCAGCTCGGTGAGCGGCCATCGGACAGAGGTTGTGTCTTGCAGTAACGTTTTAGCACGCTCTACTACTTCTACGACTTTAACTGCGGCCATGGCTTACCTCATTCTTTAGCAACGTCAATATCGACGCGTAGACCCACTGCTTCTGACACAGATTCTACAGCAGCCGCAAACTTTTTGCGAGTTTTTACAGGAACCGCTTCAGCGACTACGACATTAGACTGCTCGTTAGCCAAAACTTGGCCTTTTTCGGTTAGTTGCCAGTCTTGCCCTTCGAGTTTGGCGAGAACGACAATTTCGCCGTTGATCGTGGCACGGATTTTGTGGCCCAAAATTTGGCCGTTAAGCCGCTTCATCAAATCTAACGGATTCATAGTTTCTCCAAAAAGACAGAGAGGGGGCGCTAGGCCCCCTCTTCTTAGCCACTATTAGGTAGCGGAACCGACTTGAGCAACGACCAGAGCTTCTGGCTTAGTCACTTTGCGGCCATAGACAGCCAAACCGCGAACGATGTCGCCGAAGTCTGTCTGGTTACGCAGGGGCTCAGTCTTGTTGATGGTCATGGCAAAAGACACAGCGGCCTTAGTACCAGCAATCATCGTACGACGGGCTTTAGCGTCAGTCACAGCACCACCGGTAGAGGTAGCAGACAAACCAGCAACCAATGCCTTACCAGCTTCGCCTTTTGGCAACAGGTTAGACACGTAGACGCTGAAGCGGTCCAACATACCGATCTTACCAGAGCGGATGGTGCTTGAGTTATCACCAGAGAAGTACGCCTGAGCGATGCTTGATTGCATCAACAGGTGACGGTCATAGGGTGACAGGATCAAGAAACGGCCATCTTCAGGAACGTTCTGCTCGTCCAAAGCTGTAGACATGCGAAGGATAGCCTTCAACACGTTCTCAGGGGTAGCTTGGTCGACAGGAGCGGTATCAGAGCCCAAGTTGTAGGCAGCAGAGATAGCACCAGCAGTAGAACCTTCGTTCGCAGCGGCAGGGCCTTCGGTCACAAAGCTGTTGAAGAACACTTCGTTTTCGATAGCGATTTTCAACTGCTTAGCAGCATCTTCCGTGAACATGTTCATCAAAGACATGTCTGACTGATAAGCCAAAACGTCGTTGACTTGCACGCCAAAGTACTTGCCTTTGTTGACTTGCATGTCTTGGAAAATGGGCTCAGGCACTTCGTAGCTCAAGCTCTGACCAGCGGTGTAGTCAGAGATGCTGATTGAAGGAGCCAAACGGATACGAACGGTATCGCCTTGGTTCTTCAACTCGCCTTCGTAGTCAGTGTTAGTGACTTCTGACAGCATAGTGTTCTGGTAGAACTTGGCAAGCAACTTGCCGGACCACAGGGTGGGGATAAATGCGCCAGAGTAAGACTGGCTAGTGGCGAAGTCGCCAGTGACGGGATAAACAGCAGCCATTTTGGCCTCCTTAAAAGTTTAAAACAGGTTGGTTAGACACCTGTATATAGGTTACGCGGTAACGCGGTTCTCCATATACGCAGCATCAATTTCAGCTTCAAGTTTACGAGCCGCTTCAATGTCACCTCGACCACCCAAATCAGCCGCCTTTTTAAACATAGCCTCAATCTGTTTTACAGAATAAGTCTTGCCTTTTGGCTGAACTGGTGCGGCGTTAGTAGCACTGCGGTTCGGTTGAATCTGACGCTCTAGCTCTTCGTTTGGACCTTTTGGTTGCGACGCGGGAGCAATGCCTTGTTTAAACATACTCACGTAATACGCAACGCCTTCGGCATCGCCTCGGTTGAACGCTTCTTGCGCCACAGTCATTCGAGGGGCTCGGATCAGAGGATCAACTTCGTTAAGCCAAGCGATCCATTTAGGGTCGGCGTTAACTTGGTCAAAATCCGGCACCATACGGTGCAGTCTCTGCTCAAAGCTAGCTTCAGAAACTTGTGAACCGGTCTTTGTCAACTGCTCGCGCAGGACATCGTTGTCGGATCGGAGTTTCTCAAGCTCCTCTTGGAACTCTTGCGCCACTTCGCGGGCTACCTTGCGTTGTACCTCAATAAGGTCCTCGCCAAAGGCTTGGACATCATCATCAGTAACCAGTTTCTTTCGCTCTTTAGGCTTCGGTGCTTCCTCAGCTTTAGGCTTCTCCAGCTCTTTCATCTGAGCCTTCAATTCCTTCAACTGAGCATGCAATCGGGGAACTTCCGCGTCGTACATCCCTTGCAGGGTACGGTACTTCTGTTGCCACGTTTCCTCTTCCTGTGGATCGACTTCCACTGGGTTAGACGGTTCTACCTTCGGTTGTTCTGTCGCTTTGGGTTCTTCAGCTACAGGCGTGGGCTCTGTTGACTGCTCTTCAACTTCGGCTGCGGGCTCCTCCGTAGGGGGGCTTTTAGCTTCTTGATCTTTAGCCAACTGCGCTTCCAGCGCTTCTAAATCCTTAATCGTCTTCTCAACTTGTTTAGGCAATGCCATCTTAATTTCCCTTTTCGCTCCAACTCTGCTCTGGGCTCCTACTGCGGTCTGCCGTTTGCATAATGGTTTGCTTCGGTTTACAAAAATGCGGGTTATTTAACCCGCTCGACTATCTCGGACGATTTTTCAACCGCTTCGAGAAAATCTTGAAGAACTTCAGCTCGACCTTGCAGGCGGTGAATCATTACCGTATCGTCAGCCATTACTAAGGCGTTTTTAGCCTCGTCTAGCTTAGATCGGAAAAGTCCTACCAGCGCTGCGTTTTCCGGCTGCTTGCAGCGTAGTAACGCTTGCATATGCTGCCTGTCAGGCTTAGGTCCGATAAAAATCCTCATGTGCTCAATTTTATAGCAACTTGTTACTAATGTGTCAACAAGTTACATTCCGTTAGGTCTTGGGGACATAAAATTACTCTCGCGCCCACCAACTTGAGAACCATCGGGTAACATATTCTTACCTTCTGGGGCTGCTTGTGATGGTTGACCGCGCTGAGCTTCTTGAACAGCGCCCATAACTTGCTGTAACTGTTGTTGCAACTGCTGGATAACTTGTTGCTGTTGTTCGATAGTGCTAATCTGCTGGCGGTCAGGGACAATGCGGTCCACGTTACCGTTTAGATTACTAGCCGCAGAACGCAACAACTCAGCCGCACCATCCATGCCAACAATCTGCTGAGCAATCGGGTTAGTCAAGACGAGCTGCATAAACTCATTACGGCGGATAGCTTCAGCTTCTTTAACAACCAAACTATTAGCGCCACGAGCGACAACACTTACATCGCCGATCAAATCAGGGTCTTCGCTATAGCGAAGGTTATCTTGATACAAGCGTTCAATAGCCGGGACAATAACGTTCTGGTCGATATTGCTGATAACCTGCTTAATGCCTTTACCAGCGTTGCTAATTAGCATCGACAAGCCAGATGAGGTACGCCCAGCACCGGGCGTATGTTCGCCCGTCATGTAGCGGGGAATCATTGTGTCCTCGTCCGCACGCGCAGAGAACTTCTCAAACACCGTTAGTAATTCACCTGCATTACTGTTTGGCTGGAAAAACTGAATAGGCTGTGAGCTGTCACCATAGTCAGAACTCTGGAACTGCCAGATCTTCCAAGGGTGCATCTCAGTGATGTCTTCGCCCGGGGGCAAGCGAGAGACGTTCACCCCGACCTGCGGGCCAGAGCTGATGCCCATGTTGTTCGCCAAGCTGCGAGCAGTGGAGTTAACCATTGCCTGTGAATCACGGCACAAATCTGTAACGCCTTTGCCCTCAACGGCGCCGGGTAGGCTCTCGTAAGAAGTCAGGTAATACGGCTTGCGACCGAGTGGGTCGTAGTTCAGAACTGCGCGGATAACAGTGCCGCCGATCAACCAAACTTCGCAGGGATAGCTAAGTGCTGGGTCTGGGATTTCTTTTTCAGTCAAGCCCCAGTCAAGCAGGTATTTACCCTGTACTGAGTCCCACAACTGTAAGGCGTCGATCAAGTCGTCTGTCGCAAGGGCGTCGGTTGTATTCTTACCCTCGGCTTCAGCTTTCGCAGAATCAGACCACAGCCATTCCTTCAGGCTACCGCCAGTGAAGTCGTCAAGGACGCTACGAATAGCATCGTTGTTATAGCCGGGCACATCAATCAGAGCCTGCAGGTTTTCTGCAGTCATGCGGTGGCGCTCAATAACGAACCCATCGTTAATGTCCCAAGCCCACGGAGCCCAGTACAACATGAACGGGTCAACGCGCTCCCACTCGTTACGAATAGCTTGTGTCGGGACTAGCTTTCCGTTTTGCCAAGTCATTGTCTTGCGACGACGCTTGATGGGGCCTTTCATAGCCGCGAACGGGAACGTTACAACATCATCCAAAAACTCGTTAAAGGATTTCGCCCAGTTGCCTTCGGCAAGCTGGTCTTCCATTTTCTTTTCCATGCGCTTTACGCGATCCGCTGCTTCTTCTTGCATTTCGCGAGAAGCGCGGTCTTTCATCTGGATAGCAATAGCGCGAAGCTCGTCTTCGCTTGGCGGCTGCATGCCTTGCTGCATCATCGCCATCAACTCTTGCTGCATCTTAGCTTGTAACTCAGCGATGCGCTCTGGGGGAATCTCAGCTATAGGCGTCGGGTCAATCGCCCAAGGTTTATCAGTGCCTGCGCCAAGCAACGTATCACGCAACCAACTTGTAGCAGCACGACACTTAACTGATGTCAAGTTAATGAAAATCTCTGAGCCGCCTTGCGACTTGATCGTCGCTAGCACATCTGGGTCGTATTCGCCGTTGCGCTGACGCAACCCCTGTAACATCCGCTCTTCTAAATCGCGCTTACCAGTCTTCGCAATATCCCAGCGCTTACGCACATGCGCGGCTAAACCCTGAATAACAGGTTGGTTCTGCATATCATCGCTGCGCTTTTTCGCCTCGGCCTGAGCGTCGAGCTGCGTCGCTGTAACAACGGGAAATAATGCGATACCAGTAGCCATAGATAAGTCCTTAGATTACAGGAATTGTACTCTTAGCAGTTATTTTATCAAGTGTAAAGAAATTTTGCGCGTTTTATCTCGCGCTTCGCGGTCTGAAGCCCAAAACCGCGAATATTCATGTCAATAACTGCTGCGCCGTACTGGAGGGCGTCATGAATGTGGCTTGACTCGTTTTTATCTGGCTTATCTTCCAGTTCGCCGTTTCTTTTTACTTTATATCTGTACCCAGACCTAAAACCTTTGATAAGATTGGTACAGCGTGGGTCCACGAGGAACATGGCTTTGCCCTCGATTTGTTGATTTAGCAGGCGTTCCACAGCGGCGATACGCTTTTCCGGGTCATTTGTAGGCGGCTTAACGCACTTAAAACCAGCATTTTTCAGGGCGTCCACGAGGGTCATCTCGTTTAGCTGCTGTTTCATAAACCCGGCTGGGTCAGGCGCCACCACAAACTGGTACCCCGGATACGTGTTCGCGATGTGCGGATTTAACTTCGTCGTAATGAACGTCTCGATTCCCATATTCTCGGACGTAATTTCCGAAAGCACCAGTACGCGACCACGCGGGTCCCGCTGCATGAAGACGGCTGCCGGTGTGCGGCCAAAGTCTAGTCCTATCGTGACTGGGTAGTCTGCGTTAGCTATCGGCCTTATCTCTTCGGGCGCTACATGGAACTCTTGGGTGAACGTTCGCTGGTAGACCGGGGTGCCTGATAAAGACCGCCCAAACTTATTGTGGATATAGACATCAATCCAATCCTCAGATTTCCCCTCGGCAAGGGTCTCGTAATACCCCCTAACCAGATTGTCTTTCCAGTCTGCCTCGTCCGATAGCGCCGAAGGCTGCATGAATATTTCCGCTGTGCTGGGCGGGTCGCTCATGTACTCTTCCCAGAACGTGTCGGCGTCGGGTGCGTTAGTCGCTCCCCATATGTGGTGGTTAGGCTCCCCGTTGTCATCCACACAGCCGCCGTTGGCAACTGACGGATACCGGCCCACTCGACCTTGCAGAGCGTTGAAGATGTCTGGGTGAATTTCGCGGTACTCGTCAAGAACACCAAACGAACACTCTAGAGATAATAGACGGCGAACGTCGTTGGCGTCGTCCAACCCCCGGAATAGCACCTCGCACTCGACATCGTCGAAGCGCAAAAAGAACCGCTTATCTGTTCTAGCGAACGTGCCCGCTGGCCCCTCTGGGAACCAAGTCATAAACGTGGGGATTGTTGCGTCTGTCAACATCTGGTTCGTGTTACGAACAATAACCGCTCGAGACCGTCGCTTCCCATCAGCGCCCTTGCGCATCTTCGCCGCGTGGTACGCGATTTTTAGCATCGCTGCCGATGATTTCCCCGAGCCGACTGGGCCAGATATAAGAGAAACAAACGCGTCACACGTTAAGAATGGCTCTAGCGTCTTAGATGGTGTGTAACTGATACTCATACGTAGTCGTCCCCTGCATACTGGTAGTCGTCAGGCTCTGCAAAGGTCGTTGGTACGTGAAAAGTGTCGTTTTTTGGCTCATTTTCGAGCTTTTCAGGGGTAATTTCTATCGCGTCTTCTACCTCTGGAGTCCCATTCGCGATGGTTTTTGCACCGCCCGTGAGGTTAAAAGTGATCGAAAAACCGGGTCCAGCAACCACATTTTGGTTGTTTTTGGGTATCGCATCAGCAATACTGACCATCGTATCGAAGACTTTCGCCCTAGCGGCTAGCGGTTGTTCCCTATCTTTAACGTCATGGTAAAGAGACGCCATCAAATCTTCGACCAAGATACGTGCTTTCGCTTGTAGCGAGTACCCGTTCTCTCGAAACTCTTTTGAAAAGGCGTCGACATACCGCTGGAACATGGGGTTCGCAGCAATGGCATCGTATTCAGTCTGTGTGAAGCCTTCAGCCGCAATAACTTCTGCGAGAGGCCTCATGGCTCCTACGCTGTTCCTTGCGATAGATATGGCGAGTTCACGCAGCAACTGATCGGCAGCGATTGAGTTGTGCATAGGGGCGAATGTAACACAAGAAAAAA